GGAATACTGATGCAGTATTATAGGCTTTAGTACCTTCCCCGAGTGATATGGCACCCAATCCCGCTGCTTCAGTATTCCTTCCCATAGAAATCGATTGGGCCCCTCTAGCTTCAGATTGCCACCCAGCTGAAAAACTACCAAGAGAGCATGCTTTTGTATTTTTTCCAAATGCTGCTGAATATGAACCAACATGAATATCATCCCAGTTACCTATGCCATCATAACCGGCACGAAACGCTCCTTTATCTCTATTAAAGAAAAATCTCGATGCGTGTGTAAAATCATAATCCAATGTAGGAGATGCAAAAACAAAATCATTATTGTACGATAGATCAGTCTCTTGAACAACGTCTGCGATTTCCTGGAATGCTCCGCCTCCGCCTCCGCCTCCGCCCGAGACCGTTCCCGGAATCCAACATGTTCCATTAAAACAAAGCACGCAACCAGAAACAGCACCACTCGTATTAACATCACCCATTATGCTAACAACTGGTGTCATATTATTCCATTGACCACTTGGTTCATAAACCAAAAATTGACTTGTCACTGGTCCTGCTACAGTAACATCTGTTAAATCATTTAATTGTGTAGCTCCGCCTCCGCCCGAGACTGTTGCAGGAATCCATTGATTGGTTGTTCCATTATAACACAAAACACATCCACCAGCAACACCGGTCGTATCGACATCACACATCATATCAAGTAATGGATTCATATTTGTCCAATCACCACTCGGCGACTTTACTATAAATTGCCCACCAGTTGGAGCTATTACAGTCACGTCACACAAATCATCTAAATAACCTGCGCCACCAGAAGGTGCACTGACAAATTCTAATGCATCACCACCACTATTAACTTTCAACCAGCAATCAGCAGAATAACTAGTTGGTGTATCTGTCAACTGAATAAATTGTGTTGCGCCACCAGCGCAACCTATGCAAGTGTTAAGTGTTTGAAGATTTACAGCATCTCCCCCACTTGTTGGGTTTGCCAAATCTGTTATTCTATTATCATCCCAACTAATATCACAGCATGGTGTTATACTACCATCAATGGCAATATAAGCTCCCGAAACATACCAGCAGCAAGCATGAACATTTTGCCAATCGCAATACTCTAAATGGTAGTATTCGCAGAGAGATGGGTTTCCACCCTGAAGTCCAGGAAGAGTATTATGACTTCCAAAACCTATTGATGGTCTTTCTGGAGGACTAGTATCTATGGATATAAAATTACCACTTCCATCAATAGTCACTCTCGCCAATATAAGATGCCATTCTGGATCATAGTCTGCTATAGGAATAACATCCATTCTGGCTATACGATAATTTTCTATTTTAGTTTCGATAAATTTATAAACCATTACGACCCAATTATCACCAACAACCCACGTACCAGTCGATTCTGATAAAGGCATTAAAAATGTTGGGTCCCATCTAAGAACTACATTATCCTTCAGTGCAACACCATTTGTAAACTGCAGTGTTGTCGGATCATCAATGGATACGGCCAACCCAGATGCAACACCCCTACCATCAAAAGATAGAGCATATGTCAATCTATTTGTGTGTGATGATTTGTAACTGAAATATGGATCGACCCCTCTAAGTTGTAAATCATTCCAATTCATAGCCATTATTTTCCTCCATTATTTTCTCAATAGATATTTATTGAGTTTACTATATAATATATCTTTAAAAAACATTTCACCAGGACAATCTTTATGTGCTTTATCAACTTCCGAGTGTAACATTATATGAGATTGTGGTATTCTAAACCAATACATAATCGGAGCTAGAACCCTATATGATAATATTTCATACAATCTTGGCTTTGCCATATCCACATTAAAATTTCCAAACATACATACATGAATAGATCTTTCATTATTATTAACTTTAGAAAAATAGTCAATTGGACTGCTAAGTGGATACATCATCATTGGTTCATAATCTGGGCCAATATGTTCTATTACAAAGTGAAATGGAACATCTATTTGACCCTCCATTGTTATTGTATCTTTCTTTAAATACGGAAGCTGAAATTTATTTTTCATATCTTGTTTCAATATTTGATCATCTTTTCCTATGCACCCAGTTCCATGTAGCACAATATATTTTGGAAATGACTTGAATGGTTTTGTTTTTCTAAAAATTAGAGGTAAAACATTCATAATAATTATCCGTAGACTATAGTAAGGTTAGGAACTTTAGTATCTAAAATTTCGATCACTTCTCTTTTTTCTGCAATGCCTTCATCTTTTATTCCGGCATTGATTGGTATTTCTCCATACGGTGTAGTCAGATTTTGAAATTTAGTTCTGATGTTTCCAAGTAATATTTTTATATCTGCTAAACAAAATTTAAGAAAAAACTTTTCCATATGTCCATCAATTGTATATAAATCTGATGGATGCACTCTGTCATATGCAACTGCAGCAGCACCAGGACTGGCACCTGAAATACGAATGACATTCGGAAATATAAACTCGAATGAGAATGTGTAATACCCAAATCTATAAACTAGTCCAGACTCTTCTATGCTTGTCACATATGGGACTGAGCTTTCATAATTTAATATTCCTATAAATGGATGTTTCTGCATAACAACATCAGAAGCCGATATTATTTCCAGCACTCCAAGAATATTACATCCTTCTGGATCATTGAAGAAAAATTGATTTGGCACCCCTGTTGAATTTGCTGTATTGGAAAAATTATAACCAACCATCCTTTTATCTGGCCAATATGAACTGAATTCTGGAATTGTAAAATCATCTAGGTACTGCCACATTTTCTCATCTGTCAATTCTAGTTTATTAAATGGTAACGCAAGTGTATCCTTTATATATCTCAGAACTTTTTGTTTTGAAAGCATTGCAATCACCTCTTACATAAATTTATACATATTTCTTCCAACCCTTCGGTTAAATGATATGTTGTCATTATTTCATTCAATTCATCATTATCAATAATATTATCATTAATAAATATATTTCTAACTTTATCTATTGTATTCCTTCTAAATTCCCAAGTTATGCCAGCATTTCTATTATCTATTTTTTCTGTAAAATAATCATGCATGACATTGTAATCCATCATAAATAAATTTTGTCTCCAGCGTTCCTGAACGTGAGACGTTGGATCATTAAAATCGGATATCTTTTTCATCACAGTTGTGTTTTTTATATCTTTAATATCTATTTGTGTTTGTTCTCCCAAAATTATTTTATTGACATGGTCCTCAAAGGAAATTCCGCATTTATGTAATGTAATTAAATAATTGTATGCCGTCTTCCATCCAACCCGGGGCCAGATCCCAGGAATATCATCTCCTGGGCATCCACCCATTGTGAAAACTAGATCATACCAACTATTATGAAAACTTTCCGATATTTCTTTTTTTATTAATTTACTCAATATTGTCTTATTGGATATAAACAATGTATCTTTACTTGTCTTATAATATTGGAACACATTATTTCCTAATTTGGTTGTTTGAAATAAATCATGATCAGATGAAAATAATAGATTTATTATTCCACTATCTGATGTTAGATTTGGATTTTCTTTTAATATAAAATGTGGGATGAAATCTGTATCTATATTTTTTAACATAACAGATGCAACATCATTCATATTCCCAGCTATCTCATTTAATATTCGCTTTTGGAATTTTAAAACCGACACACCGGACTTAAACATCAATTCAGGAAGGCTTGTTTTTAGAATCTTCCTCCTACATTTATAACCTTTATCTAGATGCGAATGGTATAACGATGATCCTTCATCCCAATACAAAACAAAGTACGTTTTTATTCCTTTCGTTTCAAACCATTCTCTAGTCCTTGCCATAAACATAATGGTGTCATAGACAACTGGAATGGACTTTTCTTTATATTTTGCGGATTGGTGCATGCTTAGTATCACATCATCGTAAAATTGTGTCTTTAGACAATTCTGAAGGTCAACATAAATATAAACGCTATGCACCTTAGTCCCAAAATAATTTTCATAATCGGTCAAAAATTGTTCTGTTTGATTATATTTTAAATAATAAGAAAAGAAATTATATCTGTTCAATTAAATCACTGTTCCTTTAACATAGAATATGGAATTAATACCTTTAAGATTTGTAGATAATTTTACAGCTGAAATTGCTTTTCCTGCAATTTCTTTATAAAACATATCTAACATAACCGAACCACTAAATTTTGTCTGAAAGGGGATAACACTAAATGTTATCTGTGTTTTCTTTTTAAACTTGGTCGCACAGGGCAGATTGTCAATTAATGTTGATCTATCAGTCTTCTCACTAGAAATCAGGTTAACACTCGCCTTATCTTTTTCCAAATTGAAATCTAAATTCATCGAATTGAAATGATGAGATATTGTTGAGATTCTATCCAATAAAATTGGGGACAACTCAAAGCTCAGAATTTTATCTTCATCTTCATCGATCGCAAGTTTTCTTTTTATATCAACAGGCTCAAGATAAGAATTATTAATAAATTCTGGTGATGCTTGTCTTAAAATAATTTCACTATAATCATCACGGATTTTAACATCATTATCTAAACATTCTATATCAACACCATTCTCTGATTTATCAAATAACTTTAATAGAGGAATCTTATTTTTAATAAAAACCAAGCTCAGATTCAATTCCTCTGGAAATAATGGTGACAGATCACCACATAATATAGTAGATTTATTGCTTGATCTCTGTGATAGCCGGCTTCCTTTAATATCAACATCTGTGAACAAATTTGTTATAGAATCAACATACCCCAAAAATGTTTTAAAATGTTCTTTTGCAACTCTCATTTTTTCCTCCTACGTTTCTTCTTTTTTGGAATAATATTATCATAAATTTTTTCAATCATGTTGTCGGAATAAACATCCACATCCATGTCTTTATAAAATATTATTTGTCTTTTAACTTTTCCGATACTCATAACAACCACACTGCCCCATGAACTGAAATGGGTTAGTTGTATTCTCTGATAATTAATAACAGATACCAAAGTTGTCAATGTCTTAAAACAACTTATTCCATTAATAATCATATACATTTTTCTTCCAATATGAGCAAAATAAATTGTATTATTCTCTAGGAGATTGTTATCTAAATACTCTTTCAGATCTAACAATACCTTGAATTTATCAATATACAATTCATGATTTTTACTTTTTTTACTAGAAAAAAAAGAATTAAGTTGTTTAACTAATTTTTCTTCTGGTAAATAAAAAGATACAGATTCGCCTCTCATATACACACCACCTTTCTATTTCATTTTTAAAATAATCTTGTCAACCTTCGTTTTTTGTCCAAAATCTTTTCCATTTTTATTATACCAAATTTGAATAGATTTGCACACATTCTTGTATTTATTTAAATTCTTTTTATAAAAATTTAAATGCACGTCGTCATCAGACAATATTATAATTTTGTCAAAATACGTGACGCATTTTTCTATCATAGTAAATTTAATTGCTCTATTAAATAATTTGCCAGCAGCAACTGTATATAATTCGTAAGGATCCTCGAAGTGCATGATATTAAATATATCAAATAATCCTTCTGAGACAATTAAAGTTACTTTTTCTTTTTCTTCTACTAAATTATCGTAAACAAAAAAATCGTTTACTACATCTCCCAACTTCCAAATATAATATCTGAAATCAGATTCCTGGTCAATATTTCTCAGTATCACCAAACTTTTATTATAAGATAGAAATCCAACAAATTTATCCTGAAAGAAATTAAATAACTTTCGTTTATGTATTTTTATAAAATTCCTTTCGGCAAAATCCTTAATATCATATATTATTCTGTCTTTCAACATATCAAACATTTTTACTGTTGGAAATCTATCCATTAAATAATTATATTTATTTTCAAATTTTTCTGGATGTTGTTCTGGAATAATCACACTCTTCTTGAAATTTCTATTTATTGTAAAATCTTCGAGCTGCTGTATTGAAAGAGTTTTCAACGCATCCTTTTTAATAATAGTAGTTATTCTTTTCTTCACTCCAACCAAATCAAATATTAATTTTTCTATTCTCCCTGCTTCTTCACATCTGACACATCTGTAAACTGGTTTGGATTTGGAAATATAAAGATGTCCTTTCGTCTTATGCTTTTGCGAATCACCACAATAAATACATCTCGTTATATAGTGACCAGATGTGTTTTGTATTATAGATAAATTATTTTTCAGGATATCTATAGTTTCCGGTGTATAAATCATTTTATTTCCTTCAGAGCCTCTAATGTTTCATATGTGAATGCCATGAAATGCATTGGCTGAGATGCAACCATATTCAAATTATTACAATATTTGTTTGCCAATACTTTGCATATGGGTAGTGTTGCCTTTTCAAAAAATAAATTTTCAAACACTACAGAATAATTTATATCTTTTCTCATTAGTATTTCCTGCAATTTATTTAAACATATTTGACATCGAGAATCTTTAAGTTGATATGCTTTGAATATATCATTTGCGAGAGCTGCTATTGTTGTCTCGATTGGAATAAGATCATTAGTTGATGGTAGCCTTAATTTTAGCTGATATGTGTATGACTGCAACGTATTTAATATTTTCCTAACATCCGGCATAAATAATTTAACAGCACGCGAAACCTCAGCTTCTGAATGTTCCACATTTTCAACATTTAAAACTTGCAAACAAAAAGATAGAATTTGTGATTCTGTTAACGGCTTCAATTCATGTATTTGAAACCTAGAAACTATAGCATCCATAAATGCAGAAAATTTGTTGGCTGTGAAGATAAATCTTCCAACCCTAGTATAAAACTCAATTGGATGTCTCAAAGCCTTCTGAGAATCAGATGTTAGATTATCAGCCTCATCAATAAAAACTATTTTTATTTTATCCTTGCCAAAAGGTGGACTTGCTAGAAAATTAGGTACTTCTTCTCTTCCAAGAGATATTCCCCTGTTAGCGGAACCATTTATATATAGAACGTTATCATCTGATTCTGACATAATATTATCTATTAAAATTCTAGAAAGAGATGTCTTTCCTGTTCCGGGAGGCCCGTAGAAGAGAAGATTTGGGATTACTTTATTTTCTAGACAATGTTTAGCTGCATTCCTAACTGAATCATCCAAAACGAGCTGATCAATATTCGTTGCTCTATATTTTTCAACCCATAAATTTGTCTCAAAAAAATTATTCATTTAAAACCTCTTCATTAGTTTCATTTGTATTTGTTGGTTCAGTTTCAGAGTCATTTTTTTCTTCGTCTTCCTCTTCAATTTCCTTTTCTTTCTCATTATATTTTTCTATACATTCCAGCGGATTTGTTGCATATACCCCATACCATTCCTCGAAAATCATTTTCATAATAGAATAAAACGTGTACGGTTTCAACACCTCTCCACCAAGTTGAAGTTCTGCTTCCTTTAGACGTGATATTGCCGCATTATTAAATGAACTAAGAATCCCAATCATTTGAGTTTCTTGTATTTTATTTTCTACAAAGCATTTGCTGCACAACTCGATTAGTATTTCAAACATTTTAATAATATGTAGATCTGCAGTAGACTCCACATTCTCCGAAAGTGGTTCATTATTATTAAAATATTTTCTTTTCATCTCTAACACCAAACTAACATCAACAATAAAATGATTCATGCCAAGTAAAAAATACGGATTCTTCTTACTTATCACATTTAAATATATTTTCTTGAATATTTTCCAAAGATAATTTAATTCTTTTTCCGTCTTATCATTTCTAACACATCTAATAACCGTCTGCATTTGTTCGTTTACAAATGAAAGTCTTCTACCTTTAAATTTTTTTAAGCCCGAAAATAAATCAGACACATCATTTTGAAGCATTTATCATATCCTCCAATTTTTTATTCATCTTTTCTTTTTCATCCTTATGTCTAGCAGCAATAGCACTCTCATCTTCCAAATGTTCAAACAGTGAATCATTTTCCATTTTTATAAAACCAAAAACCTCTAATTGTTTAGAGAAGCACTTTTCGCCATTTTCATCCAGGACATGGTTTCCATTCTCATCTTTCACATCAAATACCAAAACATTTATCTCATGAATCCATATATGATTTGTTTCTTTGAAAACTGAAAGACCTTTTATTCTATCTGATATAATTCTAACCACATCCTCTTCTGATGCATTATCTGGATCTATTTCTTCATCCGACATAATATCTGTACACCCAAGAGTTATAATCCCACTATCGTGGCGATACTTGAAAAACATTTCTGGTGTGTGTTCCATTTTAATTTCTTTTTCTTTATTTATTTCTTCACCAATAAGTCTGATAAATTTCTTAATGTCTGTTTCCGTAATTCTATACTTCTTATCATTTTCTTTCTTAAAAACCATTACAAATCCTCCTATGTTAATTTAATTATGTTCTCTAAAAAATGAAGAACTAATTTTAAGGGCAAAAAAAAGCTCAGCATGTTGTATCATGCGAGCTTTATTTGAGTATACAGCCATCGTTTATAAATTAAATAGGCGGCGATTTCATCACGTTGTTTCTTGGAAGCATCGTGATGGCGATTAGCTTGGATGGTTGTAAATGATTCGTTAACAAAATAATATCTTTTTCCGGTATATCGCATATAAAGTACTATTATCCTATTAAAACAAAACATAAAACTATCACGTCTGCCATTAAACTTTCCAATGACGACGTTTTTATATTCATCAATAACCTTTAGTATATCCTGGGTTTTAATCGTCTTGCTTGTGCCATTGCTAGCAAAATACAAACCGGTTACTGATGTTCCGAGATCTATGGACACTGTTGAATCATGTTGCTCTATTCCTCTTCCGACTGGTTTGTGTACCCTTATAATTTTCGACGGTGTAATAAGGTATACCAGCTTATTTAATCTAGTAAGAATATTCACATACAGATGCACATAGTTGTTGTAAGACTGATTTGATACAAACCTGGAGTCTAGCTCTAGACAGACTTTGTTTGTCATTTTTAATTCATCGAAGAATTGTTCATATGACAAATTTTTTCCATCCTTAATTATATAACGTCCAGATAGTAAGCAAATCATGCTTCCTCCACGCATTCCGAATTAGGTTTGTTCAACCTCTTCCGATTCTTGGTCGGTTTCTTCCGATTCTTGAACACTCTCTTCCTCAATTTTGATTTCTTGAGGTGTCACTGATTCGATCTGCTCTTTTGTTATTTCCAAGCTCATTCTGTCTATGTTCAGAATGATTCCTTCATAATCTGCAAAGCCATCTGCTTCCATTTTATCCATCACTGGATCAAATAGCTTGCCGATTTTGGATGCCAGAAAATCGGATGGGACACCAACAGTCATGCCATCTTTAGATTTGAAGTAACAATAATCAGGTGAACAATCAATTTTCTTACAGAAGAGAATCTTGACCTGATCACATCCCTCCACTATGTCTTTTAGCTGAACAGACCCGACGAAATTGTTTTGCATAAATACCGCAACAATCTTAGGTTCAACAAACAAGACCTGAACCTCAATCTTCACTAATGCCTCCTAAAAATTCTTATACTCATACTATGCACTTATCTTCCCTCGATTCTCCCTGTGACCCCAGAAATTTAAACCTCCTTTCTTTCTATATATTTATTAGATGGTTGCTGATATTGTTGGAGATCCATATCGCAAACCACAATATGCATCAGTTGACTCAGTTGACGTGTATGTATAATATTGTGTTGATGCTGTGATTGATGGTGTTGAAACATATGTTGTTGCCCATGTTCCATAATTCGACTGATCCGGTTGATGGAGGCAATGGTCATTAGCATCATTCAATTTAGAATATTTTTCTGAATATTCAGTGTATGAAATATTATTTTTAACAACATTCACCGCCAGTGATATTATTTTTTGGAATATTTCATTATCATAATTAAGAAACAATGATAGGCATTTTTCACAACTATAATTAATTGCATTATATCTTAAATTGCTGAAAACACCTTCGTCTTTTGTAAAGAATATTTTTCCACGTGTATTCCCATAAAATAATCTTCTCAACGTGTTGCAATCGTGGAATTCATAAAACTTCTTCGTCAGAAATCTTACAATGTTACCAACATATTGCAATGATTTTTCCGAATGAATCTCGCAGCTAATTTGAGCAACATTGATAGAAAATATCATCACTGTTTTGAGATTTTTCATATCATTAAGAGTAATAGTTATTTTTGGTGTATCGGATGTAACCATCATTACAAAGAAACTTCTCTTTCCAAACATCATAAAATTTCTATGTCCAACTGTATTAAACATGCTCCATTTCAACACCCTCTTCCGAAGCAGATCGTCCTGTATCTGTATTATCATTCAACTTTCCTTTGATGTATTTTCTAAATGCCTTGTATACAAAATTTGCTGATGTTGCATTTGATAAACACGGTGACGAATTTCCTTCCACACAATGTGCGTTCCCTTCAAGATCATAAATTATATCAAATGATGCTACAACTATATCCAGTTCATTGATATATTCTGTTATCTTAGAAACGACGGTCTCATCATTATATGATGACATTTCATATTTCCATCCATTGGCTCCTGTTCTGACAAGCAGACTTCCTGGGTTGTCCCACTTCTGCGTCCAGATCTTTTCTTGCCAAAGGGAATTTCCATATTTATCTACGAATAATCTATATTCCTTTTTACTTTTTATAAATTTATTTATAAATTTGTATTCGAGTCCAGATAATAACTGTCGCTGAAATCCAAATAATATCAAATGACCTGTTCCATTCATATGATATTTCTGGTGGACGATATAAATTTCATCATCCTGCATCTCACAGATTTTCACTCGTTCTATCTCATATGGTAGCCCTTTCCTATTTGTGGAAAGTCTTCGTATGCCTTTTTTACAATTAACGTCGAAGAGCCTCCCGGCTCCATCGTCATATGAATTGCCCCATCTAATTAATATATCGCATGGCTCCGATTCTGGAGCACACTCACAATTGAATAACCCAGCTATTGCCTGAGCTGATTCCATAGTATACTTTTCATTATAAACAACGAACATACTCTGATCAAACATATAATTTTTCACTCCTTTGGCAACAAAATTTTAATCTTGGATGTGAGGGCCAGTCACATCCAAGTTGACGTTATAATTATTCTAATAATACTTCACACTCACTACATGGCCCTAACGGGCCTACAAAACTAATTGCGCCAGTTATGAATCCTGACATTTAAATCACCACCTCCTTTGTGTGATCTTGGTTTTATTTCGGCCTTTACAACACTTATACTTCACATCAATCTATAACAAGATTACAAAATAATTATAAATCTATATGTTATATGCTACCCGCCAAACAAATATTTACATTATTTCATAAAAATGGAACAATTGATACTTCATATAGAATTTCTGGGTAGCTACACGCACCTCAGAAAAATGTAAAATTTTTCAACCCCTATCGTAATATCGTCTCACGAATGTGTTATATCAAACTTTTTTATCAGAATTGAATATAACTCATGAAACAGGTATGCATCTGTAGAGATGAGTTGGATGTATGCAATCATCCACCACAATTCCAGTGAAAATAGATTTATTAAAAAAATACACCAATAATGATGTGGCCGAAACAAATCTATTAAATCGTGGATTTAAGAAATTGAAATTAAATTTCAATTTTATTATCTGCGATATATTTCTGAATTATCGCATTTGCCTTGACGCAGTATGTCTTTGGCATTTTAGTCATGAAATTTTCCCATGTCTCCATATTGACCTCGGATGGCAACATCTTTCCTCGCACTCTGTGACTATTCCACATGTTGTAGTATGGAAGGAACATCCTCCACTCTTTGGGAGACAGAACTGATTTTATATATTTCAAATGAGTCTTATAATTGACAAGTGTGCTGCCAAATAATTCAACATTGAAATATGTTGAGTACACTATAGATAAAATGCAGAATGCCCATCTTGGATCAGATAACCAGGAAGATGGTGTGCGCCATTCTACCGATTTTTTATGATCCTCACGGAACTCATTGCTTTTTCCATAACCCGATTGTTCAACCCTTGTCTTTCGACCGGGCTCACATAACAAGTATTTATGCTTTTCCCATTCATTCAGAACTTGCCGTATCTCATCTTTCTGTGGGCATTTGTCGAAATGAATATGTCCTCCTGTTGGAGGAGATCCGACTCCGCCCGCAATCATAATAAACTTATCAATTGAGGGATTCAATTTCTTAAATGCCTTCTCGACCATCACCAACGATATTCCCATCTGAGCGATCACAAAAAATGGCTTCCCAGGATCCGGACGGAGTTCAACAACTCTATTTGAATGATCATATCCAATTCTCCCTCCACTTGGAAATGCCGGATATTTAAATGACGTAAATTCCGATCCTGATTTTACCTTTGCTTTATAGCCGAATTCTGGATCACATCCTACGAACTTACCTTTATTAGACACGAAAAAACCTCCTGGGTTGATAAGGGTTTTACGGGTGGTATACTACCACCCCAACCCTCGAGCTAGACTCCACAGCTTGCGCTGCTTTGTGAATAAAAATATTTGCCTATTCAAATAATTAATATATGTACTTTTTTGAGATTAACAAAAATTAGCAGTTCTCGTAAATACTAAATTAATAATATTGAAATAATAGAAGTGATGAAATAAAAATATCTTTTGTAAAAAAGATTATTTTGTATATTATATGATATTAAATAAAGATAACAAATTTTACTTATGTGTATTAATAAACTATAGAGAATTATTTTTATGTAAAAAATTTTAAACATAAATTTTTTGCTTACGCGTGTATAAACGGATGGTCAACGTTCTTACGAACGCAACACATCCTTCCAATTTATACCTTTTATATCTTTAAGAGAACTAACTAGTTAATTCAAGAAAGCGAATTCTTTTATATGAATTCTTTCCTTCCAAACGAACATAAGTTTATTAGGCTTATCAATTGTTTGAAGAATTGATTTATTTGCAAAGTCCGTAACCTTTACAATTTTATCATAGATGAATGATCCTATCTTCAAAATTGATTTCCATAAATCTTGTTTATCATGATGTAATGTATAATTTTGTAAATAAACATTATAATTGCTTTCAAAGTTTTTCCCACCACGATATATTAAATAGTTAGTCAATTTGTCATTCAGCGACAAATTGCAATTTTTATCTATGAATTTAGAAATAGTTTTCTTATCATACTTATTTTTATTTATACAATTCAATAGTGTATCTGATATTGGTTTATAAAATAATTCTTTGAATCTATTATATATAGAACTACCAACTGCAGTGCATGATTTTTGATAATATATATTTCTAGATTGTAATGTATTAAATAGAGAAAGTACTGTTTTTGAAAATATCTCCAATTTTTTATTTTCGATGATTGTTGGTTTGAGAATACTAAAACAATAATCATCCATGGTTGAGTGATCATAATTTTTGATCAGACAAATTTTTGCTGTTTCAATTTGAAAGATAAAATGGATTATATAATAACAATCCAACATAGTCTCAACATTGATATGATGTTCCGTTCCATTCAAAGATTTCTGGAATATCGCAAGCATTCTGGACATTCCTTTTTTATTGTGCAATGAAAATGATTTTAATAGTTTATCTAGTTCATGGTTGTATTCAGATTCTATTCTATTAAATAATTGATCGTTATTCTTTTTAACATGTGAGAATATTTTTCTCATTGATTGCATTTCTTTTTCCAAACTGTTTATAATGATATTGTTGAATCCAAGTTTCCATTTTTCTTTATAGATTTTCTTATTAATTTTTTTGGATAAAAAAACATTTTCCTTTTCATTTAGATTGGTGGATTCTTTTATTGCGTTGTAAACCCACTCACTTATTGTTTTTAATGATTCTCTGCCTGTGTCAAATTTTTTGTCAATTTTAGTCACATCGTCAACTTTGTTTTCTTTATCTTTCTTAATTTCATTATCGTTGTAGTCACAGCGTTTAATATTATATCTCGAACGCTCCATGGCTTCCAAAGCGATTCCTTTCTTATCATTGTATGCATATATATAAACAGCTGGTTTCTTTTTAAGAATCTTTCCACGTTCACCGAAGAATCTTCCAAGGGTCTGATTTATAGAATCTGTCATCTTGTTTACTGAAATCTCATAATATTTTTCTTTGAGATCTTCATTACGATTCAATTCATCAAATATAGAATCTTCATCGGGTCCAAGTTTATTTCCATATACTTTCATAAATGTTTTTGCAAGTGATTTTGGATTCTCTGGCGAAATGAAATAATGAACTTCTTTAATAGGATTATCAGACTTATCTCTTTTAATAAATATGTTACTTCCTTTGATAGATGTAGATGTTATATCTCCCTCGAACTGATTGTTTGAAATAACTAATATGGATTCGGGATCATCTTTCTTAAGTGATTTTATAAATTCACGAATAGAATCTTTATTTTTAGAAATAGGAAGCAGATCATTATATTCATTTTTTTCTGTAAAAATATATGCGAGTGCAGATTCACTTTCATTTTCAATTTTATTTGTCCTGTCTTCAATATTAACACCATCAAAATTGTTTTTCATATATTCAACAGGAATTATTTCTGTTGTTAGAATTATTGTCTGGATATCATTCTCGTAAAAGATGTTAAAGAAATTTTTCTTTTGACTGTCTGGTACGAATAATAGATTACCAGCTTTGAAATTTTTATCTTGAAAATTTAATGGATTTATAATTTTGAATTCGTTATCTTTGAAAAGATCCTTATTCATTGAGAGTTCTGGATCATCTAGAAATTTGACAGCATCTTCAATATTTTTATTATACTTTCTTTTTAATTTGGATTTTAAATTATTTATCCTTCTTGACACATTGTGCCTCACTTCATCAGTATCAGCCTCTTTCATATGTTTTTCAGCTAGCTTTATCTGATCCATTATAGTTTCGAGACTATCGTATTTTGAAGAATACACGGCAGATGCTGCATTCAGTTCCTCTATAGTTAGGAATGGTGAATTCAATAAAGGAAACTCGTCGAATATCAGTGTGGCAGAATCAGACCAATATTTTAGATTTTTCTCATTCATTTGTTTGAAGTGATATAAGAAATTACTTTGGTCTATGAAAAATATTTTATTGTTATGTTCTGTAATTGTATGTTTGAATATATCATTATATTGTTTTGTCGCTTCAGCTAATTCCTTTTTGATTTCATTTAATAATTTTTTACTTAAGAATAATATCTTTATTTTGTATTTGTCATGGTTTGTATAATTTCCATTGCCAGGGAACACTTCAGATTTGTCCAATTGTATATCTTCTATTATTATAGGTTTCTTGGATTCAAAATATGATTCGTCAATTTTATATGATATTGATCTATAGTCAGGATTCATACAATAACCATCATCATCTATCTTTTCCAAAAATCTTTTTGTTATCCACCATGATGTCTTCAGATCGTTAGTGAGAAACTTCTCTACATTATTAAACACCTTGAGGTCCATACAATGATTATATGCGACTGGGTCGGTTTTCTGCATGCTTTCGACTACAACCAAACCAATGCCATTTAGTTTTGGATATCTGTGAATATTTTTAATTATTTCATTTAGATGTTTGTAGATCATTCTCGAACTTACCACAAAATTTCCACTTAGCGGATTCTTATTAGTTGTATTTTGAGAATTATGCTTCCATTGAAAACGCACCAGTTCTTTCTCTCTGGTATTTTTGTGCTCAAATCTTATGCTCTGTGAATCTGTTTTAGAATCTTTCGACACCAAAAAACCATCATATATAAATTCAGTATGCTCGGCATTTATGCCAGACTTGATGTTATCATATAAATCTGGAAATGATGACTTTATAATTTTTCTTAGTATTTCACTTTTGGATTTTAACAATTCTGGGTTTTTTGATTTTTTGTTTTTTGATTGTCCGTGGATGGAACTGTAACTATTGTATTTTTCGACTGTCTGTTTTATGGACGGGCATATATAAAATATTGCCTTATCTCCATATGAGTCAATTATATCTGGAGGCGGGTTTGAGAGATTATTGAAAATGCCAAACGACTTTCCACAACCCTCATTCCCACGAAGAACAGTAAATACACTGTTTAATTCTTCATTGTTAATCAACATGGGTTTACTCCTTTCTTATTTTAATTTTGTTATGCGAAAAAATATTTGATTTTTTTAAGCAATAAAAATGTATTCTTGTTTTTGTTTTGTTCTCTAAAAGAAAGAAATAATGCAATCGTACTGCCTCTGGCATACAAGTAATGAATATCTGTACTTTTAAGCACTAAAAAAATATATCTTAATTTTTAGAGAACAATTAAAAACAGAGTTTCTGTTTTTTAATAAAAACGTGTGGAGGAAAACCATGAGTAAAATTGTCGAGTATCAGATCAACACAACAAAGAGCTATAAAATCATGCCGGGGTTCTGGGTAAATGTAAAAACAAATCTTCAGATTGGTGAATCTGATAGTGTCGTTTCGCCCAAACTAGATCATAATCTTTGTGTAATAAAACCGATTTGTGCGATTGCTAGTAAAGTCGATGGTGATGGAACTGTTAATTTGTTGATTGTCAATCATAGTAGAATAGAGGTTGATATAAATGAAGAGGAGGTTTTAGGAACAATATTGGTCCTCGTAAATTAATCAACAAAAAAGAAATAAGGAGATTAATTAATGTCTAAGAAATACGATGAGATGAATTTTTACTTAGGAAGCTTTCTTCATCAGAATAAAAAAACAAGTTTGCAGCTAAACGGTTATGGCAGATGGAATGACGAGTCATCATCCTTGCAACTATTTTTAAATATTAAATATGGTGCTTTCAACTACAACATGGCCATAACAGAGGTTTTGGGTTTTCATTTTGTTATTTCAAACTCTTTATCGAAAAGCCAAGCAATAATAGAATTTTCAGGAGAAAAAATAAAAACAATAGTAGATACTGCGTCAAAAACAATTAAGTGGGAGACGGAGAAAGGGAATTATGAATTTGTTTTTTCCAATGGTCCATCATTATTTTCTTTTATTCAAACTGTGGCTGGCTTTTATAATTTGTCCGGCAGCATTATAAATAGTTTTGTATTGTCTAATATATTGTCTAATTTTGAAAGTCAGACAAATATTATAACAAATAAAATGGTTTCTGTAATTTCCTGCCAAGAAGAAAACAAAAGTGCGGTTGTGGAAGAAAGCGAAATAGATAAAGCATTGGACGCAGTGATAGAGAATAATACAGAATTCGATGAAAAAGTATTGGCGCCGATAATGGAAACGGTATCAAAGAAAGTAACAAAAGAAGCATTGTTTGGATTTAACACATTGGAAAAATTCAACGAATACCTTTCCAGTTTGATAATGGAAGATGATTTTCCGAAAATACTCTCCAACCTACCATTTAATCTAATATATATCCCTGATGAAGAAATATTATTTTATGGCCTTCAATACGTCAGAAATATCATTAAAACAAAAGGAATTAAGGACAAAGCAATATGTGCACAACCAATTATAATTGGCGAAAGACACAAGAATATGAAATTTGTTGGTAGAGAAGCTGCAATTTTATTCCTAAGTTTTATAGAAAGTTTGATGGATGATAGATATAAAGATAATGTTTTGGTGATGCTCACTTATAAAGTGTTCCTGGCACCATATTTTCAATATGCGTTTGTTGTCGAAAAAGAGAAGTTGCATGAAGATTTGAAATCTGTCTATGACGATTTGGGCGCATGGAATACCAACTGGGATTCGATGTGGAATACTATACAGGATATGAAAGTTAAAGTGGAAAAATCAAAAACACAGTTGACAAGTAAAGAAAATATTAAAAATATGCTGATGAAATTAGGATCAATTAAATTTATTAATTATGATTCCAATTCATCATTTGAAAGAAATGTTAAGTTGTTTGAAAGTTTATTATCACCATCGGATACTGATAAGGAAATCAGATTTGATTCTGATATTATTAAATTTCTAGAATTGGATGAGTCTACAAAAGAATTATTTTCATGTATTATGAAAGGTTATATAAAAGAAAATAAAACCATAGAAACAAATTTTGCAGATATATCTTCGGATGAAATTGCACCATTTAATGTTAATACTTTGAAATATGTTTATTTGTTTGATGTGTCTAACTTAAAGAAATGGATTAGTGATATAACATATGTCAAATCTAAATGTATAGATTTAGATGCTTCATATGTGGACATGTTGAAAAAATTTATTCCATTTTTAAAATAGGAGGAATCGATGTCGTTATGGGTAACTGATTATGATGTGGAAGTAGAACCAAAAAATGAACGCTTTGATGATTATAAAACAGAAATAGAATATTATAAGGGAATATTTGATGATTCTGATATAAGTCAGGATGATTATAAGGTTGATTCTAGTGGTATATTGTATCCAGGAATGAGAAAGGAAACATGGAGAGAAGTTAAAATGGAACTTCCAATGACTTCTGGAGATGGAAAGAAATTTATTTCTAAATTTAGTCTTTATGTTTATTTGAAGGCTCCTCTCTACACAATTATATGTGATAATAAAGATGAAATTTATGATAGGCATGATATGGTTGTCAATATATGGCCATACATCCATCAACGAAAATTTCTGAGAAGACACCTGAAACTTGTAACAAAAAACAGTCCATCTATTGATATGTTTAATTTTCCGACTGGTTTTGTCAAGGATGATCTATGGGATCATCTCCATTCAGAATCATATTTATTTACGAAATCTAGATTGACAATAAAGGATTTCACAGTTCACAATTATGTTGGAAATCTCTTCACTTGGTCCGTAAGTTCTATGAAAACGGATAAACCATTGTATATTATCCTTTTAACATATGAATTTATTTCTAGATGTAAAAATCAGAAATTTGTGCGCACGTGTGCCATGGGTATATTTGATGCAAAATTGACTAAATGGATCAATGATACAAATAGTGATTTACCAAATGTTTAAAGAGGTGCAGTAAAATGGCAAGAGAAATGTATGCAGATCAATTGCAGTTTGTTAGTAATTTGCTTGGGACTTTTCATAAATCAATACTAGATTTTTTTCTGGATGTTTTCTATACAAGATTTAAGATAGGTGTTATAACCACAGCAGATAATTCCGTTTTCAAAATAACAAAGTATTATGAAAACATGGGAAAAGAAATAACAGGAATTCCGTTGCCATGCGTATCTATTGATCCAACGGGAGATTTAGATCATGACGAGCGTACAAACTATCTATGGAGATATAGTAATCTTGCTGGCGGGTTCGGCGGGAAGTTATATGACCCAATTTATGCAGATGGTCATGTAAAAATTACACCAGTTTATAATAGATTTCGTGGAACGTATGCTGTATATATGTTTCTAAGTTCCATGGATGAAATGCTTGATATGAAACTGAAATTAATACAATATTTCGGTGGAAAGGATAGATATTATAAACCAGATTTTATTCATTCATATTTACATATACCAGCGTCCTTAGTGGAATATAGATACCAGAATGATATTCTTGGTATAGATCAGCAATTGGATTGGTCATCATCACTTTTAGAAAATAGATTGTTTAGGGTTATTGCGAAAGATGTATATGCACATCCAATTGTTATGACACCAATTATAAGAATGAGTGGGATACCGTCCCCAAGTGCAAATAAATTTGGTGATTCCAATAATATACCAGATTACAGATTGGAGACTACATTCGAATATGAAATGGATTTGCCAGTCTTTCTTATAACCGAAGTAGATTATGAATTCGATTTTTCACAATGTAGATTTTGGGTCACCGGGCATAATGTATACAACCCAACACATTATGAATTTTTGATTGATCGCAGTCAGCTGACATGTGATAAGAAAGATTATAATAGGAAAAATGTTCTTATTGCTGAACCAGATGTGGACGAAGAAAACTATGAAGTGGATCTGAAACAAAATATTGGACCAGAAAATATTGTTCAGGTTTTTGATGACGGTGATATGATGCCTGTGGATAGATTAACTACAGTCGATAATATATTGACTATATCACAAGTCCATGCAAATCACATTTATCATATATTGATTTGGGAGGAAGCATGAGCAATGTTGTAAATTCCGAAATTTTATTGGCGGAGTACCGTGAAAACAGACAGAAAATAAAAGATATGATAGCAGATCTAGAATCAAATATGGTTGTTATAAGAACATTAATCCCAAAAGATACAAGTGATTTTAGGAAAAGTAAAATATATTTAGAAAATACATTAAAAACAATTACAGAGTTTTATAAACTTATTTTTGATATGAGAAAAGAAATAGGTAAATTAGTCAAAGACGAGATAGCAATTATAACCAAATTGGGCGAATCTGGTGATGATGATAATATATTTGGACGCATGAAAACGATTGATGCGTTTCTCATTGAAATGGGAATATCGTTATCCGACCTAAACAAGATAAAACAAAATAAGGATAAGTTGCTAAGTATTGATAAAAAAGATGAGGAGGAAACTGATGAGTGAGAAGAAAATTTTAAAATCAGTCCAGGGTATGTTTGACAGTTTTATAGAAAAGGATGTTGAAGGACTGATTACTGCAAATGAATCTAAATCGACAATTCCAACAGGAATTGATTTACTGGATTTTTTTCTCGGTGGTGGAATAATCATAGGTGGGTTGAGTTGTATTGCTGGGCGCCCTGGTTGTGGAAAAACAACACTAACAGGTGGAATCATTGGAAGTGCTCAGAAAGCATTAGAAGGCAAATTACTTTCCGTATATTTAGATTCTGAGAATGCAATGTCAACATTTAGATTATCACAGCTAGGAGTGAATAATCCAAAAATAAAAGTAAGGGAAGCCAAGACTGTTGAGCAAGTTTTCAGAATAATTGATTCGACTTGTAAATTCATAGAAGAAAATAAAAAGCAGTTTGAGGATTATAAAACATTAATAGTGTGGGATTCAATAGCAAATACAAAGACTGAAAAAGATTTATTGTCAGATGATATCAATGATACTATTGGTCTAAGAGCAAGGTTGCTGTCAGCATTACTTCCCAAATATCTGGATAAATTAGAATTGTATAATATCGCATTAGTTGGTATAAATCAATTCAGGGATAAAATTCAGATGGGTTTATACAAGCAGCCATCAGATTTGAGATATCTTCAGGGGGATAAGATTCTTCCAGGCGGGAATGCCCTACAATATAATATATCACAGCTCATTGAACTTAAAGAATCTTCAATTCTCGATGAAAAACAATATGGCTTTAATGGTGTAGTTGTTAAAACCAAATGTTTGAAAAGTAGATTATTCACTCCAAATGTTGAATTTGAATTGATTTTGGATTATAATTTTGGATTTAGTAATTTTTGGACAAATTATAATCTATTGCGAATTGAAAAAAGAATGACGTCTGGGAGATGGAGCAAGTTGATAGATCAACCTGATGCAACATGGCAGGGAACAAAAGGCGCGTATGAAAAATATACAACAGACGATGCATTCAAAAAAATGTGGGATTCTGAAATAGAATCAACGTTAGCAAATTTAATAAAGCGATATAGGCCGGAAAGGGATGATGTTGTCGAACAGTCAGATACATCAACTCAACCAGAGCCAACACAAAATATCGACATAGTCTAAAAATGCAATTTCGAGAACAAAATAAAACTGTGGAGCGTTTGGAGGAACAATGGAAAAATTTTCCAAAATGCAATTAAGAATAATTACCGAAAGAATGTGGAGAAGCATTGATAGGATTTTTTCACAAGATGTAAAATCTTTCCTTGAATCCATGACACCATCGGATAAAGTAAATTATCTTCTTTGTAAACAACAATTATCATTGACAATTATGAATTGGTGGATGAATGAAAGTTTAAAACCACTTATGTTTGAACCAGAAAAAGCCATATATAGAACTAAGGAACAGGTGTATTGTGGTCTAATTGAAAATATTCAGACTGGTAAAGATGTCACATCAGACTTGTTGGAATATGCGATGGTCAACATGTTAATAGTTCCTAACATTTTAATTTTGACAGAAGACTGTGGCATTGTGCAACGCTATAACAAATCCAGGGGCCAAATAAAATTCGTGAGGGCCGCTATAAAAGATTGCGTAAAATGTGGAGCCAAATATAGTGACATGGGAAAATAATGGGAAATATTGATAGAATTCTTGATTATGTAGATAAAAAGAAAGTGCGTGAAAATGTAATAGAAAATAAACAGCTAGATAAAATAGCAAATAATAAGCTGGATAAAGTCATAATAAGAGAACCCATACAATGCACGAATACTAAAGAAGACGTTTGTATTCAATCCTTTAAAGATAAGGTTTTTAATATTAGAGCAACAAAAGTGGATGAGACCCAATTGGATTCTAAAAGTATAAAGTCTTTAATTAAAGATTATGTTGCTGAAAAATTGGGAGTGTCAAAAACAAAATTTAAATATGAAGATAACGAATTTGAAGATTATGGAATTAAAGATTCCGAATTCTATCATATATTTTTAGTTTTAGATCAGAATTATGTAGACTATAATATTATTAGAGATGTTTGTTGTCGATTGGTTATGAGTGAACAGTTTTTGGAAAAACAGAAAATTATTCTTTTTTCCATTTTAGATATTAAAATATATATTTTTGAAATTATAATTGAAAAAGATATTATAGAATTTCTTAGGAGGTAAAAAGATGTTACTGGAAGACAAAGTACGATTGAAGGCCGACGAATATGTACAAGCTATGTCGGTTTTGACATTTCCATTTGTTTACTGGCAAGATGTAGATCCAAATATAATTAGTTTTGCATCCACGTATTGTGAATTTTTAACCGGGTTGTATGGTTCAAATAGATTTAAAAGATTATATCGCAATTTTGCACAAGGTTTAAAAAATCAAGAAAAAAATTCTGTTATGTTTGATAAAGGAACCGTCAGTCTTGTGAAAAAATATTCAGGTGGTGGTGGAGGAAAAGGTGACGATGATGATAAAAAGCAGAAAAATCTCTCATTTAATGCTCCAAGTATAGATAATGTAATTCAGCCGATCACAATGAAAATTCCATCTGGGAATGAGGTGTATCTCATTACAATTCAGGCACTTCTTACAAAACTGAAATTTGATTTCACAGATACATTAGTGAGAGATATAAAAATAAGTGGATCGGGTGTTGTAAATTGGATAACCAAGATCGCCATGAAAAATATCAGGCGGGCGCTCAACACATCTTTGAATCAGATTATAAAAAAATATCCATCTGTTTTTGATAAATCAGTAGGAACTGAAGTTTTCAATAGAAGTTCATTCGGGGAGGCATTTCCAGATATCATGAAAACGACCTATTGTTTTGTTGATTTGTCTGAACTCCCACCAGAATATGAAAATAAAATTTTTGATAAAGATGTTTTGGTTAATATGATATCACTCGGTTGGTCTGGATTTGTTTTTTATATTCCGGAAAAATCTAGATTGATTTTTATTTCCAGACGACTCACATATGATCACATTGGATCCGGACAAAGAGTGTCCCCAGATGATTTTGATATCAGATTTGTAAATTTGAATATGCTTAGATCATTTAGCAATTTGGCAGAAAAATCTCAATATTTCACAAAAGACCAGCTCGATAAAATAATGTCGAATGTTTCTACTGTCGGCTTTCAAAAGGGACTGTCCATTGCAAGGAAACTGGTACAAAAATAATGGATTCTAATATCATTTGTAAAGGCAACTCTCCACTAGGTGGATTGCCTTTTCAAAGAGAAACATTTTATACTGATAAAGAAGAAAAGAAATTTGTCAAATCAGTTAAGTCCCTTGTGCGTCAAAGTATGGAATATAGAGAATGGAAGCGATTTCTTATAGAAGATAGAGGATTGGTTGAATGTTTGTTTACAAAAGAAATAATGGACGAGTGTACTATTGAATTTCATCATCATCCTATTAGTATGGAAAATATAGTAAATGCTATATTAGATCAGTACATATATAAAGAAAAACCATTTTCTTCTTTTGACATAGCGACCGAAATAATGATTTTGCATTTTGGTATGAAGATTAGTATTGTTCCCATGGTAAAAACATTGCACGAGAAATTTCATAATGGTTTTCTTAAAATTCCTATAAATTATGTTATAGGAGATTATAAATGGTTTATGGAGTATTATCCTCTGAGAGAGGAAGCTCTCGATGTAGTTAATAAATACATGATTGTTAAAGAAACGAATTTTTTAGGTTGGGATAGAGGAGACACGGACAATGTCATTGAGTAAAATAGATATTGATAGTAAAAATAGATCTATAGAATTATATGATTTGGAATTCTTTAGAAATAAATATCTGATTCATGATGATTTTTTCAAGGGTGGATCCGCTACAATAGATAATCCCTATATTGAATTATTGGCTCAGAACTATGATTTTCTTAGACAAAATTCTGTTCAGGCCGATCTAGATAAAAAATATATCTTCAGACCAGATTATCTAGCATATGACATCTATGGAACTATAAGTTTGTGGCATATGTTATTGTTTGTAAATAATTGCTTTACTATAGAAGAATTTAAACTTGAGAAGGTTTATATTCCTACTAAAGGCGCAGTAAGACAGGTTTTAAGAAATTATATTAAAAATGATATAAAGGAAGTTCAGGAGGAATAATGGTAAAGAAATTTTCATTAGTCAAACTAAAAAATTACTATGATGATGACTATAGAAGGTTTTCATTGAGTTCATCAGGTAAAGATAAAATCCTTTTCAATCTGCTGAAAAATACAAAAATTAGAATTGCCAATAAATTGTTAGATAAATTTGTTGATTACTTGATTGAAAATATTGAGCAGATATTCACTGTAAAATCATTCAGAGGCAAAGGTAAGATAGAATTGATTTCAGATAGTAGGTATCCGCTGAGTTGTTATGTTGATAAAAAAGGAACCGTTCTTATCAATTTCACAAAAAGATTGACTGAATATTCAAAGAGTGAATTGGTGTCGATCATTTCGTATGGTTTGGTTTACTGGGCGGTTCTTTATGTTCCAGCATTTTCTAATGTGAATTTATGGTTAGACTATCAAGTTGTTATACTCCATAATTTTATGATGAATATGTTTGGAAAATCGTATGGTGTTTTTAATGATATGGATTTGGTTAATAATTCTATCTATTTATCCACATTGCATTGTGTTGTAAATATGTGGCAACAGCCATTTAAAAAATATTATTCTAGCACCATTTCAAATTACAACTTAACATCACTAGAAAAATTTCCAGAATTGATTAAAAGTACAACCGATTTAAATAAATTAAATTTTGATATCATTAGATGGGTGGATTTATTAGATAAATTTGTCTATTTTGGAATTACAATGCAGGCAATAACATCGAGAATAGCACACCATTTATCATTGGAAGCGCTTGTTATGTTGGAATCATCTGATAGATTTTTCCCATTAATTTATGCTTCATTGATTTCGGACGCATATGGTAATCTAAGTTATAATCTTCCATATGAAACAGCCACACAGATGTCATTAAAAATAACAAAATATTTAATTTCCTCACTGGAGGTTTAATATTTCTATGAATACAAAGACGTTTTTTGAATTAGGAACAAATGAAAGAAAGTTATCTTACCATGATTTTTATCGAGCCACTGTCATAGACAACAAAGATAAAGAGAAATTTGGTAGAGTTAAAATCTTCATTCCTGATTTAATGAAAGAAGATAAATTTGATGATAACGAAGGTCTTTGGGCTTGGCCAGCAAACAATCCTGTTGGTGGTAGAAACAAAGGGGAAAAGAAAGAAGGAAAAGAACCGAAGCTAGATTGTCATCATTATGGTACATGTTATATACCAGCTGACGGGGCTTTTGTGTGGGTGTGGTTTGAATCAGGAAACCCAAATAGGCCATACTATATGTGTGGTTTGGATATAAGTCATAAACCAGTACCACCAGAAAACCAGCTCGGGAAAGAATGGTGGAACAAATGGACTATCATGAGGAGTCCTGATGGTAGAGTTATTATTGTGAGTGATGATCCAGATGATGAGCGTATTGAGATAACTGGGAAGAAAAGATTATATAAGAAAGAAGAAGACGATGCAACTGGATCTGTTTACACCATAGATGAAAACCAAACAGTCATTCTTTTAGATGAAAGAGATGGAAAAGAGAAATTGCTGATAAGAGATTATAAAGGAAACTTTATTAATCTTGTTCAAAAAGACGACACTTTGCATGTTGGAATGAAAGGAAACCTAAAAGTAAAAATAGAAAAAGATACCCATATAACTTTAGAAGGCGATGTGAATATCCATGTCAAAGGAAATATTAAATATAAGGTCGATGGAAATATTACAAGAGAAATTGGTGGAAAGGAGACAAGTAAAATTGGAGGTTCGTGGGAAGTTGAATCAGATGATAAAATAGCTTTTGATGGATCGAATATATACTTGAATTCTGGTGAAGCATCAGCAGATACAGTCTCCCCAGAACCCGAAGAACCAGAAGGAGAGAGAGACTAATGGCAGAAGGTGTTGCAAGAAAGGGCGACGAGTTGGATGATGGGGATGCAATAATAGATGGACCATGCTCCAATAATGTTTTTATAAATAGTAAAAAAGCTGCTTTAAAAGGAGATGCAACCGATCCAGATGTTGGTGATTTAGATGGTTCGAGAAATGTGTATGTGAATGGTGAAGACCTTCAGGCAAATGGAGACGAAACAACACTTGGATCTGTAATAACCGAAGCATCAGATAATGTTTTTGTGGGATAGGAGTTATGAAATGAATAATATATTTTTGGAATTTGCTATTAAATTACTCGAGGCATATAAAGAAAAACAATATAAATATGTCATTCATAAGCATGCTGCGTATAAAGCAGGACTCCATTATGATCTTAGAATTGAAAAAGATAATAAAAAATTAGATTCATGGGCCGTCAGAAAGGGACCACCGGAAAAGCCAGGAGAGAAAAGATTGGCAGTGAAACAACCAGTTCATAAAAGTTGGTGGTTAACATTCAAAGGCGAGATACCAAAAGGAGAGTATGGTGGTGGCAAGTTTGAAATATGGGATACTGGAACACTTAAAAAATTGGTTGATAGAGAAAATGATATGGTTTTCGAAATAATTTCTTCGAAGAAATTAGAAGGAAAATATATTTTACATAGAATGAGTGGTCAAAATTGGATATTTTTTAAGGCTAAAAAATAAACACACTTTGGGAGGAATAAATGTTTGAAAAGGAAGTTAAAGATGTATTATCGGTTATCAAAGGTGTAGATGTAAAACCAATGAAACCATCCTCTAATATTTCCAAATTGATGTCTAAAATAAAAGTAACAGTAATGAATATAAAGAACCCCACTGTTAGAAGAAAATTAGATTCAAGTTTTGCAGAGGTTACAAGATTATATAAGGGAATTCTAAAGGATCCTAGTAAAAATAATTTTAATAAATTGCGCATAGCTCTTGTTAATCTGGCAAAGAATAGCAAAGTCGAATCTAATAATAATATGAACAGATTGAAAGCATCTGCTGTTGGAGGACCTCAGCCCCCAGCTGGGGCGTTTCAAAATATTGATTTTGCGGAAAAAATAGTTGATGGGTTTATGTTTTTTCTTCAGATGTTATTTTTTGCAGGGGTTGCTGTGGCGTTGTGGGCGACGGTAAATATAATTATTAATTTACTTCCGTTATTATTGGCTGTTATTCAACCAATTCTTTTTACGGTTGTCTTTATTTTTATTATTTTACCATATACAGGGGTGGCATTATATGGAATGTATTTTGCATCAAAAGGAAAATTTGGTTATTATGCGGATGTATTAACAGAAACTATGAAGGATTTATATAAATCTGATTGGACATTTAACACAATGTGGAAGCTTTTAAAATATGCTGCATTGATAACAGTTATAGTTGCAACGGCGATTCCGATATTGGTGGCTGCTACTGGTCTTCCACTTGTTGCAGAAATAAGTGCTATGTTGTTAGGACTTTTAAATCTCCCGGTAACTATTGGGTTCTTTACAATGACTACATATTTGCTCTTTAGGTTATACAAACAGATCACCGAAGTATTGGGATTTTCTTATTTTACTGGGTCATTGAAAGCCATGAGTGAAACATTTATAACAGTTGGTGGAGAAATAATGAGGCTGTTTTATATGGCAAAAGATTCAAGTAAAATACAATCAGCGCTGGAAAGATTCAAAGATTTCTTTGGAAAACTTAAATTAAAAGGCAAAGATCTGGCTGGAATTCAAGCAGAAGATGTTATAAACTCTTCTCTGAACTTCAGTATGATTAAAAACAATGTGATTGATGGTATTAACTATTAATTTTTTCAATTTTTAAAATAGAGAACATAATTAAACATGAGAAGGTGTAAATATGGGGAGTCCTTACAGCGTTTATTTTGATTGGTTATATGACGGAGCAGATAGTGAATTGCCAGAAGTAGTTATAGATAATAAAAGTAAATTTTCAATTCACTATCTGCTTAATCTTTTCATATTAAATCGTAAAGTGTGTCTATATGCCAATAAGTATATTAATAATTTTTATTGTATAGGTCTTTCATTTGAAGATTTTTCTAAAACAATAAAATTTATTATTCAACAATTCAGCATTCAAAAATCTGATCTTTTTCATTCAAAATTTATCTACGATAGAAAAGACAAAGAAATTTATGAAATAATGGATAGATATCCTTATTTGAAATATGGAGATATTGTGTTATTATATGATAGATTTAAGAAACATCACAACGATGATTATAGTAAAAAAATAATTAAGAAAAAATCGGCCAAACAAAGTAAAATATCTTTCGACAACATAGTGGCTGAATTCAAAGACATAAAGAAAAGTTGTGATGGATGTATTCTAATGGACGAGCCGATGTGTTTGTTTGATACAAATAGTAAAACAAATATTCTCAATGTTGATATTATGTTTATTGGAGAGGCTCCAGGAATAAAAGACATCGAGGATGGAAAACCATTTGTCGGCAAGCCTGGGAAACTTTTTAGAAAATATATTAAAGATTATATTGTTAAAAATAAATTAAAATACTTTATAACAAATTCAGTTTTGTGTCGTCCAATAAATAATATAATGGATCAGAAGTATGTTTCGAACTGTTCTAAAAATTTAGATAAGGTGATCGAACTAGTGAAACCAAAGATGTTGGTTGCTGTTGGTGCAACAACGATGAATAGGTTGGGATGTGAAGAAAAAATTAGTAAATTTCATGGAAACTCATTTGAATATAATGGGTTAAAGTGTTTTGCTTTGATACATCCAAATGCACTACTGAGAAATACGTTTAGTGAATCTGTGTATGAAGAAGATTTTCTCAAATTGGTCAGTCTTCTAAGGGGGTAATAGTGGATTCATACAAAGTGAAATTACTTGGACGCAACTTGACGATAGTAAAACAGGATGTGCATCCAGGAGCAGATCCCGAAAATCAGGGCTGCGCTTTTTGTACAAATGATTTAGTGTTTGTTAATTCCGCTGATAAAGAATATTCTTTTGATGTGTTGATTCATGAATTGATGCATCATTTTTTTTGGATAGGCGGGCGCAGAGATGATGATGAACAATCCAATTTGGAGCATATATGCAATATTGTTCCAGCATTTATAAATGCCATGATAAATGAAAATGGATTTGATATTTTTGGAAAATTGTCTGTGTGGGTTAGTGAAGAAGAGGAGGGTCAATGAGTAAATCTCTTCCACTTGTCGAAACTGTAGTATCTTGGCAGGGTGAAGGAATATTTCAAGGAGAGTTATCGTTTTTCCTAAGATTTAAAAGATGTAATAGAAAAGTGCCATGTCCATTTTGTGACACAGTGGAAAGAATAAGTGATTCGTTTGAACATAACATATGTTTTGATGATCTGTTTAACGTTGCACATACCATAAATGATAAATACGTTATAACTGGCGGCGAGCCAACACTATATAATAATCATCTTGTGGATTTTTTTAAATATTTGGATTCTAAAATAAAAAATGGAATAGTTTCTAAAGTAACAATAGAAACTAACGGATACAAATTGAAAAATCTAATAGCAAAATTGGAAAATGGTGTTAGTTTTGTTTTTTTGGAAAATGTATTTTATGATTATTCCCCAAAAGAATTTGATAATCCGGAGGAATATAAAAAGATATTATCCATTGTAGAATTTTTATATGAAAAATATAATGAAAATTCTTATATTAAGATAGTTGCTTATGATCACAAAGAAAAATACAAATATACAAAACAAATATTAGAAGATTTGACCAATAGGTTTCCCAAATTATTAATATATGTTATGCCAGAGGGTTCAACATATACAGAAATAATATTGCACGCATCTGAAATTTTATCTATTGTTAAACATTATAAATGTAATTTTTCTAGTAGGATGCATTTAATTCATAATTTTTACTAATGGGAGATTAATGTGAAGTTGATCGATAAAAATGAAGGCTATGTTGCTGCTGCGGGACTTTCCATATTTGGAAGGTATGATAAAAAAATGGAAAACAAGGATAATATTTATGATAAAATTAAAGACTTAATTTTGAGTTATTGTAATAAATCTCTATATTGTTATGCTAGAGGTATAAGCGAACAGCACGGATTCAGAGAATTGAAGCACAACAAATCAATAACCAGAGATATGTTGAGAAGAAAAAATTATAATGATTTAACAAAAGAAATGGTTCTGTATATAGATAGCGGGGGTTTTCAATGCGCACTTGGTTATATAAAAAAATCCCAATTGGATTTATATATAGATACATACTGTGAATTTTTAATAGAGAATTGTGAACATTATGATTGGGCATTTTCTTTAGATATGCCTCCATTTGATAATTTGTTTCTCGATGCTGATGATATGTTCAAGATAAATATAGATTCATACATTAGATTGTTTGGGAATCTCCCACAACATGTCAGGGAGAAACTTATATTTGTCAAACATTTTAGGACTCCATCGCAATATGACGTGTGGAATCGTATAATAAATAATAAGGAAGTGATGAGTGGTTTCGAAAGTAACTATTGGTCAGTTGGTGGTATAGTTGCCAATTTAACTGGTGAGCACTTCATTCCTTATATATCTTATTGTATACCATTTTCTGAAATATTTAAATGGTGTTTGGAGAATGATAGAAAAGAAGTTACAATACACATTCTTGGTGGATGTAGTTACAGGGATATAATGTATTATATATTTGCTAAAAGATATGCTGAATTGAAATTGGGTCTCGTTGTTCATTTTACTTATGATTCGACAAGTCTTGCCAGACAGGTTTTGCTTGGTAGATATGTATATATAATAAACGAAAATGGCAGAATGGGAAAATGTAGTTTTAAATCAGATCAGTTAAAAGATAAAGTGCAGGGCATGACAGTTAATGATTGGATATATAAATGCATGAGAGATGTTTGTGAGTATGCAGATATCGATATTGAGATGCCAAAAAATATATATGGAGAAAAGAATCTCAATCCAGTTGCAGAAATGCTAGTTGTAACATACCAAGTTCATCTATTCAAAAAAATGAGTGATATCTATGAAAAAATTGCGTATTCCATGACATTAGAAGAAATGGAAAATCAAGATTATTTCGATAGCAAAATAATAGATGTTTTATTTGGAATAAATGATCATAGATATAGTAGAAAATTTAGAAGTAAAACAAATAATTTTCACAGATCCGTGATGTATTTAGCTACTGGAGATAAAGAGAACAATAGAAAAGTGATAAATTATTACATGGCGAAAGATGAGTTAAAATTCATAAATGACGTCAGTGTTGATACATTTTAGGAGGGCACAAATATGATTTCTGAAATTTTTTTGGATAAAGTTTTAGATTTATACTTTTGTAAAACAGTGGATTCATATTATGATGAGACAATTGTTAGAAATGATATTATGACGGTATTGGCATATGCATCTAATAACGAACTCCCAATAAGAATTCTTCCAAAATTTGAATTAGTTAATTATATAATTCATGATGTGGATTGGGATAAAAATTCATCTGATATCGTACTAGAAAATATTTCCTCATCTGATAAATTTTCTCAGTTTATAGATTTATTGAAGTATAAACAGACAATTTTATTAGATAGGGTCAGATGTCAATCAATTCTTCAGATGATTAATATGAAGAAAGAAGGCATTATTATAGAAGAAGATAAGAACATACTGGTAGATTTCTTAGATAAATATGAAAGTGGAGATTTTTCCGGAAGCGAAGAACTCGTTAAAACATATGAAGATATGATAAGTAACATATATATTAGAACTCTATTAAAGAAACGATATGATGATACTATTAATATGAATGAGTTTGTTTTTGAAAATGAATTATCACTAGATAATTGTTTGAAAATAATAGAAAAAACCAATGATGAAACTACGAAAATAAAAAGTGGACTTCCTATGTTCGATAGGACGACACTGAGAGGTGGTTTTGATAATGGCAGAATATATATCTTCGGAGGAACTCCTGGTGTTGGAAAATCTATAATGCTTTTAAATCTTCTTTGTGGTGCTACATTCCATCCTGATAATGAAGAAGGGTTATATTTTTATTTTACGCTTGAAAACTTTATAGAAGAAAGCTTGGACAGAATGATGAAGATAATACCATACCACGATCCAACATTTGGAAAATCTGGTAATGGTGATCCTAGAGAAGTAATAAAAGGATTGGAAAAATCAAATAAAAAAATTCTCATGAAATATCTTCATCCTTATACTAGCACTGTCAATGATGCTATGATCTATATCGACGAAGCAATGGCGAAAACAGGTTTGAAACCAAAAATGATAATCTTTGATTATCTAGATTTATTCTCATCTGTCAACAAAACAGATTTGTATAGATTGGAACTTGGATATGTGACAATGGAACAGAAAATGGTTGGGATAAAATATTCAGCCCCAGTTATAACCGCAACACAATTAAATGCAGAAGGATATAACAAGAATACTCCTGGATTAGGAAGTCTGACCGAGTCTAAGAAAAAAGTGGAGCATGGTGATTTCGTTGGTTTACTGAAAACAGACGATAGTGTTTCACCCATCAAGGATTTATTTGTACATGTTAGAAAAAATAGAAATGGTCCGCTTGGTGATATTGCATTTAAAATAGACTATGTTAAGATGATCATATCCGAACAAAACAAAAACAACTTTTCAAATAGCTCAATTCCTAATATTGGAATTGATACAAGTGATATTATTATTAATCAGGGGGGATTTGGTGATTAAATCTACATTATATGTTGCCATACAAGGATTTATATCTTGTGTGTGTTTTGCATTGATGTCCTCGGCTGTTACATGGATGGCTGGTGAAGAAATTATAAGTATGACATTTGGGTTAATATATGCTAAGCAGCTGACTTATATTTATTTTTTGAAATTGAATTTTATTTTATTGTGGACTATTTATTGGATGGAGAAGATTTGGAATCTTCCGATATTCGAGGCACTCACAATTGTAATAGAAAAATTATTCTCAACTAAAGCTAAAGGAGGAAATGATGAACATACGGTATAACCTACAAAAATACTTGTTTACTCTAATAGGTGACACGGCATTTCATTTAAGCATTACAAAAGAGTATGGATTTAGATTTATGTTTGGAATAAATCCACCATCATATAGCTTCTCTGGTGATGAATTGTATGATTGTATAGAAAAACTTTTTGATGGTGAGTTTGAACCAGGGGATATATTCTTGAGAAGATATGATTCTTATTTGGACACAAAATTTATACCTGGAGAAATGAATCATGCGGGTGTATATGTCGGAAAAGAAAATGGAAAACATCATGTTATCCATGCTTTGTCCCAGGGTGTCATAAAGGAGAATGCTGTTAATTTTTTAAGGACAGATCATTTCGTAGTATTTAGACCCAATATTCCCAAAGAGCTGAGAAGTGAAGCAGCCATATCAGCATATGATTACTTAGGGAGACCTTATGATTTTGATTTCAAATTTACAGACGATTCTAGATTGGCATGTACCGAACTCATCGGCGCATGTTATAAAAAATTCAGCGATGTATATAAATTTAATATGAAACAACGGTTTGGAAGAATTACTTTAATTGCTGATGATATTTTCTTATCAGATGGTGAAATAGTGTTTCATACCAAGAGCATAGAAGATTTCAATATTTGGAAATTGAAGAACAAAAATTAAAAATAAGAGGAAGAATTTAATGTCTTTTTTGATGAATGAGATAAAACCAATCATGGAGAAATTCAACAATCCTGGTTTGTTAGATATTCAATATTTGAAAAATAATTTGTATTATATTTTTAGATCTGATGGTGATAAAAAATTAATTTACAAATATAAAGGTGATACAAATTATTATTATTACAAAAATGATAGAAGTGTTGAGGCGACAGAAAGTATTAGTAATTGTGAAATGGTGTATGGTAATTATAATAAAGTGCGAAGATACACCGAAGATAGTTCATTTGAACAGGATTTCAATATTGCAACAAGACATGCGCTGGATTTCTATTTGAGCAATCCAAACAATGATGCTAAATATAGAATTTTATTTTTAGATATAGAATTAGATTTGAAAAATTGCAATGGAATGCCAAGTAATATGAATGCGAGTGCTCCAATATGCATGATATCTTATGGCACGGATGTTGACAACATAAAAACACTATCTTTGGAAAGTCCAAAGATAAATAAAGATAAATGGAAAAACACTACCATGTTCTTTGAATCGGAAAAGGAAATGCTAAATTATCTAATAATGGATATCCGAACGATGAATTTGGATATTTTGACGGCATGGTATGCATATTTCGACTATGGTTATATTATGGGCAGAATGCAGTATTTGAAAATGGACTATAGTAAATTGTCTCCAGTTGGGCATGTTAGTATGAATCCAAAATATAAAGAAATAATATATGGTGGGTTTGTTATTGTCGATTTATTGGAAATTTATAAGAATTTTTCTCTCGGAGAATTATCATCATATAAACTCGATATGGTTGCTCAGCATGAATTGAAAGAAGGGAAGCACAAATTCGAAGGGGATATTAGAACACTATTTGAGAGAGATCCAGATAAAATGATTGAATACAATAAACAGGATGTTGCTCTCATATGTAGGATTAATAAAAAGAAGAAACATATCGAGCTTCAGAACAAACTACGAACTTTTTGTGGGATGACGTGGAAAAAATCACTCTCAACCATAGGTCTCATTGATGGATTGCTGGTGAAATTTTCCAGACAAAATAATCATGTTATACGTTCTAATAGAAAATCCAAAGCAATAGAACCCATCCGGGGCGCGTATGTTAAAACACCGAAAGGTGGAATATATGAATGGGTTATTGATTTGGATTATAGTGCACTATATCCTTCAATAATTAGATCATATAACATGGGCATGGAAACTATACTCGCCGATATAGATGAGAAAGTGGCTTTTAATTATTTATATAAAGGTGAACTTCCAGAAACCGAAGTAAAAATTAGGCTATTCCCATATTCAAACAAAGAAAAATATGATCTTATCACGCCAGACAGATTGAAAGAAATGATAGATGAAAACTATTTGACTCTGAATGGGGCATTCTTTAAGAAGCACGATCGTGGAATATCTCTATATAATACAATCTTAACAAGTTTGGATAAACTTAGAAAGGTTTACAAAAATTTATATAAAGAATATTTGGAAAAGGGCGAGGAAGAAGAATCTGATAAAAATTATATTGCACAGTGGGCTGTAAAGATTCTTTCGAATGCTATGTATGGAGCATTGCAGAATGAAAATTACAGATATTTTAATCCAGTTCTTGGATCTGCCGTTACATCCACTGGTCAAGAATTAATTAAGATGACTGGTATGGCTGTTGATAGTGCTTTAGAAAAAGATGAAAAAATAACAAGCTTAGATTTTAATTATATCATCAAAAAATTTAGAAGTGAGTTTTATCTAGATGATATAACAACCAAAGATGTTATCTACACTGACACAGATTCAATATTTATTGAAATGGACGCCTTGCTAAAGAAAAATAAAAGCAAGGATTATGTTAAAGACATCCTAGAATATTGGGTTCCATATATATCAAATGTCGTGAATGAAATATTTATTAAAGATAATTATATTGGTTTTCATAAATTGGATAAGAATAATTGTTTTTTGGATGTTAAACAGGAATGGATTGCCAGAAGAATGTATATGGTCGTCAAGAAGAGATATGCATATTGGATGATTAATAATGAAGGTGTCGAGGCTGATAAAATAAAAATAACTGGGCTGGACAATAAACGGTCAGATGTTTCTCAATTCACGAGGGATAAGCTGTCGACATTATTTGAGATGATATTAAAGTCTGAAGAGAAGGTAGATATATCCCAATTATTAGATTTTATGCATATCGCGGAGAGTGAAATGATGAGTCTTATTAAAAATAGAAACATATGTATTGGGAGGCCAGTCAATTTTAACAAAGAATTAAGTGAATATAAAAATATGCCGCAACACATAAAAGGGATGCTGACGTGGAATGAAATAATGAACGAAGATTTTGCAGCGGGGACAAAAGGATATTTGTATACAATAAATGGAATAGATACATCATTTTTAGATAAGGTGCAACTTAAGAAGTATTCTAAATTTTTAAAGACAAACACATTCAAATCAGTTGATTGTATAGTAATTCCACAAGAGTATGATTTTGTTCCAGATCAGTTTATTTTAAATTCAATAGACATATTGGATAAGGGCTGGAAAAAAATAGTAACAAGAATTTTAAATCCAATTTTCCAATTGGAAATGGAATTAGAAACATTTTAAAATTGTAAAACGAGAACAAAATAAAAACGATGATATAGTAACATCGAAAAATTTTTAACATTCTAATGTTTGGGAGGATGAATTACCATGAAGAAAACTAGATCCGATCATTTAATCGAAGCCGCGGAAACACTAAGAAGAATATTTTATGAAGAATATGAAGAGGAACCGGTTCTCAAGACAACCAAAGAAATTGAAGATGAAGAAGGAGCAAACCGTGCCGAATTTCTAAATTCTCTAAAAGATCTCAAGGACGACGAAGTCCCTGCTGAGATGCCCGAAGGTGAAATGAGTGGCGAAGAAATGCCTGCAGAAGGTGAAGAAACAACTTTTGAAGCACCCGCAGAAGGTGAAGAAATGGCTGCCGAAGGTGAAGAAATGGCCGCTGAAGGCGAAGCCGGGGAAGGTGCAGGTGAAGAAGTAGAAGCTGTAGGCGAAGAAGAAGAAGAAGAAGAAGTAGAAGAAAGTTGGAGAGAAAGTTGGAGAGAAAGTTTAACAGAATCCGAAGAAGGACTCGAAGACTTGGAACAACTAGATGCGGATGATAGTCTTGAAAATGAATCAGAGGTTGAAGTAAAAACTGGACCCGTTGATGGCGGAAAGCTCGAAGAGCAAAGAGCATCAGGTGGCCCACAAGCTTCCAGAAGATCAGAATTGGAAGAACAGCAAGATGGCGTTGAGGATGTGGTTCAAATTGAAATTGAAGACGAGATGGATGAGATGGAAGTTGCATCAGGTGAACAATTCGATGCAGGTCCGGCAGAAGAAGTTTACGAAGTAGAAATGGGTGGTGAGGAAATGGCTGACGAAGAAATGCCTGCAGAAGTACCCATGGAAATGGATGATGAAGATGAAGAGGGAGAAGAAGTAGAAGAAAGAGAGCAGGAAAGTGCCAATCTACTTAGAGAATTTCAGAAATTAGAATCTGAAATGAGACAAATAATGAAAAGTTCTATAATCCAGGAAGATCTCGAAATGGCAGACACATACCTGGATGATCTTATCGAGCAGGTCAAAACTGAAGGGATGCCTGATACAGTTTCGGCTGAATTCGATGTAATGGATACTGGAAAAGCAAAACCTAAGACTGTGGATCTTGGAGACGAATATTCAGAACTTGATATTTTCAAGGAAGATTTAGATTTCTTCGAGGAAGAAGCCGAAGGTAGTGATGTGCTCGATGAAAAGTACCCAGAAACAGATACAGATGAAGTCATTGAGAATGAAGACGAAGGTCTCGCCGCTCAAGAAAAACCGGAAGGTGGAACAGGACTCAAAGAAAATAAGACTTATCATCAACTTCAAGATGAAGAAGATTATGAAGAATTTGAGGAATGGCTTCGTTTCGGAACTGATAAAAAGAAGAAATAATTGAGGAGGAATTATAATGAGATATTTAGTTTATGTTAAACTTCCAGGCAAAATGATTGAGTGGAAGAGAGGAATGTTCAGAACTCCTCTGAGACTTATAATGCATGGCGAAAAAGAGTTGGAAGAATACAAAATTAGACTGAAAGCTGCTGGCATTCTCCCTCATCAATATGAAGTTTCAGAATTAGACAAAAAGGATGAAAAGAAAGAGGTCGCAGTACAAAAATCAGAAAAACCTCTCAAGGACATTAAACGTGAAGTTAAAGAGCAGGAGAATGTTCCCTTTAAAAAGTCTGATGAGAAAAAAGAATTAAAAGAATCAAAAGATAAAGGTGTTAGTGATAAGGATAAGAAGGAAAAATAAGTAACTTCTTATTTAATATAATGGGGAGGGGGATATATATAACCCTTCCCCTATTTTTTTCGTAAAAAATGTGTATGTGTCAGGAGGATTAATAATGAAATTTACGTTTTTTGTATCCAACATACCTAAACCAATTATAATTACAACAGATGATCAGGACAGAAATGAAGCTCAGGATATTATTCAAAAAGCTATGTCCAATTCTTTGGTTTTGTGTATAGAAAATCATGCGGAGTTTGCAATAATTCGCGGATCAACAATAAATTTCGTCCTAGGTCATTCAATAATTGATGTCGACGAATCGTGCAATGCATCTAATTGTAAGATTCTTGAGGGTGTCAGAATATCTATACCAGTAGAGATGAATACCGAAGATTCGGAAGTTGAGGTTAATTGATTATGACATGGTTTATAATTTGTTTTTTATCCGTGATTTTAATTATATATACAATTTTTAATAGTCTAAGATGTGTTATGGATTTAAGGATAAAATATACTGAAAACTATGAAAAAATAAACGATATAATAATATATAAAGCAACACAAAGTTATGATTTATTTAGGATAAGAGATTTGGCTGTTTATATAAATAATGACACCAGAATGACTCAAGAAGAATTTATATCATATGCGAAATCGTATAGGGATTTTTTTAAGTTATTTTGTGGTGATGTAATATATTCGCTTGCTTGTAAAATATATGGCGGAGAAAAACAGCTAAAAATTTATTTGACAATCATTTTTCACAATTTTATTATAGATGATAAATTGGTAAAAGCATCCGAATCATTATATGAAAAATTGCTCAAAGAGGGGAATAATAAATGAATATTTTTGATATGATGTTACAAAGACTACTTGGAGGAGAAGGCGATCCAACAGGACTTGATACTGATGCGGTTATAAATGAAATAGTAAAGGAAAAGCAATTAGGCAGAACCGATTCTTTTCTACAAGTTATAGGCAAATTGGTTTCGGAAAATAAAAATAAAGATTCTTTTTCTGGTTCTGAAATGTCCGAAGTGGTCAATAAAATGTTCGGTGGTGCGACAGTAGATTCTTTTAGACAATCTATGGCTGAGCGCATCGGCAGATACAGAGAATATGATGCAATCGTTAGGAAAATACCATATGCTAAAAGAGCACTTGAGGTAATATCATCAGAGGTGTTGGCCCCGGATAGTATAACGGATTCCAATTTTAATATTAGAAAGAAACGAGAAGTTGTAGACAATGAAAAAGAAAATGAAGTTAAAAGAAATATTATAGAAATACTAGAGATAACCGAAATGAAGAAAGAATCTAAAAAGTTTGTTAAAACAGCATGTAAGTATGGAGATTCTTTTATTGAATTGATTGATATGAATAAAGAATTAAAAGAAAAAGGAATTTTAGTAGAATCATTAAATTTGAGTGAAAGTTTTGTTGAAGAGAGTAAAAACATTAAGCTCGAAGGTGTTAACATAAATCTTAAAATTTGCTCGTCACCATTTGATAAAATATCTTTATTAATGGAAGATAACTCAGCATCTGGCGGAAAGTCAACAGTGGGTGATCAGGTTGTTGACAAGGCAAAAATACAAGAAGAAGAGTATGTAGATAAATCAAGTCTTGATGATATATTATTAATCAAACATAACCCAGGGCTTGTTGTTAGAATCGGTGAGCAGGTTTGCTTCGGATATATAATTTTTCCAAAAGACTTATTGAGCGCACCAAAAATAGAAAATAATATTCTATACAAAAGTTCTGGTAATGATAATATGAAAGAATTCTTAAAAAAGATTAAGAATCAATTATCACATAATAAAGAAATAGCATATGAAATTGATAAGAATCGTGATTTAAAGATCATGCTGACAAAATTATATTTGTTTTATAATGAGATGAATAATATGGGAATGGGCTCAGACGCAGAAATCAGATTTGTACCCCCAGAATTAATGTTCCATTTCAAAATAGATTCGGATGATTATGATCCATTTGGTGAATCAATTTTTGCAAATCAGGAATTTGATGCGAAGATAATTGTTCTGTTTAAAATTTCAATGACATTAATGAGATTGACAAGATCCACAGAAAAGCGTTTGATAGCCTTGGAGATGGGTGTTGAGAAAAGTGTTAGAAACATAATAGAGAGATGGAGAGAATTATATGAAAGAAGAAAATATTCCATTGCCGATTCTGGAGGAATAGATTCTGTCCCATCCTTGATAACTACATTCGAAGATATTTTCATTCCGATGAAAGATGGTAAGAGATTTGTAGAGTTTGATACTATATCTCCGCCAGCTGGATTAGATGCCAAGGTTGATGACTATAAAGCGATGCGCGATTCATTCATAGCAGGATTAAATGTTCCTCCACCATATCTCAGTGTTGAGGAAAACATAGAGAGTCGTGCAACATTATCACATGAAAATATTATGTTTGCTAAAACGATTATAAATCTTCAGAAAGGTTTTGAATCGACTCTTAATAAATTAGTAAAAACCATTTATAGAATCGTCTATCATGAAGATTGTAGTTTTATGGATGTTACATTTCCAAGACCAAAAAGTGCTGAATTGACAAGAGAGAGTGAATATTTTAATTCTCTTAAAGATTTCAAGGCAGTTGTTAAGGAATTGGATCTTTCCGAAGAGAAATTTATTAATAAATATATTGATAGTGATTTGTTAGATAAAACTGAAAGCGATATTGAAAAGGAGATTTCTAATCATGGTGAAGAAGAAGAACCAGCATTTTAAGTTTTTGACCGAGTCTTCCGAATCGAAATGGTTGTCACGACAAATTGTTAATGTTATATTCAATTTCGACAGGGCATTCCAAAGATTTAGGAGATTTTTCCCAAATTGCGCTTTCAATGATCTGATAAATGATAGAATATCTATAATGCATGAGATCGTGGGAGAGATGCAGGAAAACATGCCCGACATGACGATATTGAAAAGATTGTTGGAAAGCATTTTAAAAATCATATGGACAATAGATAAACAAATGGTTAATTATATGAAACAAGAAAGAGAAAAGGAAATAAAAGAAGAGAAAGAATATAAAGAAGAAATTAAAGATAAAAAAGAAGATCAAGATGATATAAAGAATCAGCAAATTAGTAATAAAGAAGAAGTGATGAAAGATATAAATGAAGATAATATGCGGATGAAGCAATAGGGAGGATACAATATGAATCGCTTTTTAATATCAGAAAGTGCCACTTTTGCAAAACGGGCTATAATTGAAAAGCTTCCAAATAAAGTAATATTCAAAGCAATATTGCAGACGGTAGATGGTAAAAATAGAAATGGAAGAGTATATACAAAAGCTGCGTTACAGGATGCACTCAAATTTAAAATGGAAACGTTAGTGAATCCAAGAGGATTCGTTGGTGAATTGGATCATCCAATGATTTCTGATTATAGAGACGAACAAGCTGTTGAAATGCGATTATCAACTGTTCTTTGGGATAGATGTTCACATGTTATAACAAAATTTTGGTTTGAGAATAATGAACTCTGGGGGATAGTTGAATCAACATTGTTTGGAGTTGGTGATCAAATTGTTAAGATAATTAAAGATGACGTGCCACTTGGTTTTTCCCTTAGGGCAATCGGACAGGGAAATAGAATGGGCGATCACATACTAGTTGATCAGATTGATTATTTAGTTTCTTATGATGCTGTTTCAACACCATCACATATGGAAGCACATTTCAAAAGTCTATCAGAAGAAAGATTTTTTAATATTCAAGAAAGTCTAAAATTCAATCCGGGTATGATTGAAAGTAAAGTAAGTTTTGAAAAAATATTATTCGAAACATTAAATAAATGGGCATAATTATATTTGGGAGTTATTATGAAAATTAAATTATCAAAAGACAATTTGCATTTTCTAGCAGAGTGTATAAAAATAGAAACAGTGAATGAGTCGATCGGTTTTATAGAATCACCACAGATAAAAACAATATTGGAAATGGATGATAAATATATTGTTGAAAAATTCTTGAATGAAATTGCAGGTGCCACAGCAACATTTGGTCCAATTATCACAATGATCGGAAACCTCGTTGTAAATAACATTGGAAAACTGGCAACTGGGTTGGTTATTGCGATGACTGCATCGGTTGGTCAAAAAACCGATACCATGATAAAATCTAAACAGGGAATGAAGCAAAAGGCTTTAGATGATGCTATGGGTGAATCCTATACATTTAAAGAGGAAGCAGAACCAAACGATACAAAAGCAGATATTCAGCAAGTTAAAGAAATTAAAAACAACACCATGCAAAACAAATTATCATTCTCTGATCTTATTAAGAAAGGAGAATACAAAAAGGCAATACCATATTTAAAAGAAATGATTAGAGATTTGTCAAAAATGCTTAGTTTGAAGGTGAAATATCATGCGGATAAAATAAATATAGATATTCCAAATAATTTTCTTGCTTCTGTTTCTATGTGGCTTTCTTTGGTAGCAGTTGGTGTTGTAGGTGCTCGACTTTTAATTCCAATTGGAAGAAGGTTCATGAATTTTTTCAGAGGTAATAATCCTGAAGAAGCAAAAAAATTCGGAGACAAAGCAAAAAAATATTTAGTAAATGTGAAAAAACAATCAGATGCTAAATAATTAAAAAATGCCTAGTAAACAAGTGTTTTTCGAGAACAAAAAAATGGAGGGCGGAATATGATTCAATTATACGAACAAAAACAAAATCACAAACAGAATTTAATTGATTCGATGTTGGAGATTGTGACCCAAGGTTATGGGTCGGAAGGGAAAAGAGTTAATTTTCTTAATGCTAAAATGAAAGAAGCTCTGTCAAAACTAGATGTACTAAGAAAGAAATTAAAAATAACAGTGAGTCAAGAAAAATTTTTAACAGGAAAGCTTATTAAATCGGAAGAAACGATTGCGAAAAATCTTTCTAAACTTAAAAAGTTAATTAAAGAGGTTGATAATGATTAAGATCATTGGATCTGAAAAAAGTGATTATCCTGCTGGTAGGTTAGCAGAGATTAGGAATAAGTTTGGTTTTTACCTAAAGCCTTTTATTGAAAGAGAGAATGAAGATAAAAGAAAGAATTATTTAGGCATATTGGATAAAACTAAGAATATTCTAAAACAGCTCAATGAAAGAATGATAAAATTAAAAAATTTGAATTATGAATATAACAAGATGCAGCTAAGTGAAAAGATAGTCAAAAATTTAATATTCATTACAGAAAAAAGATTTTTATCACCACAGCTTAGGGCTGATATAAAGACAATTATGAAAAAATTAAAAATTATGTCTTTAAAAGAATTAGAAAAACAGAACGAAATAGTAGAAACAGTTAAGTCAAAAATATTGGAAAATATTAGGAGGTAACCCCTATGAAGAAGAACGCAAGTTTTGTAACTAAAGACCTTCTGATCGAAAGCTTCAGAAGCGTAAAGAAAAATTTTAGCATCGATCTACAGAATCCACTTCAAAATCTGAATGTCCTTGCCAACACAAAGGCATTCGATTATTATATTGAATCACTGTGTGAACCATTTGTTGATGCACACGACAGAATCAATATTAAAACTATGGCCAAAGGCACAAGGCAGACATTGCTCATGGAAAACGCAAAAGGATCACTCTCACATTATGAAGTGCTCTCTCTTCCATTGATACCGATTTTCTACCCTAGGCTCATTGCCAAGGATCTTGTAACTTTTGCAACAACAGACAAACCAGAAATCATCAAACCAGTGATGAGAGCCAAATTCAACAGATGGAATGATCCGGCTGACTACGCAGCACCTTCCATGGATACAGATATTTCTAGAGGTCCGACTCTTGGAGTTCCTGGTGGATTTGTATGTGCAATTCCGGGCTCAACAGATCTTTTAGATGCAGCAGGTGGTCTAACACCAGCATCAGCACATATCGAAAGGGATCTTAAGATTCTCGAGATTACTGATGGCGCAAACGTTGCTGTAGTTGAACAAATTACAACCGTTGATGGTAACTTCTATATCCCAGTAACTCTTGGCGCAGCCACAGATGTTATTACGGGTAAAGTAGATTTCCAGAATGGTATGATTACATTCAGCTCAGTGAATGGCGTGGCAACACAAGCCAAGGTTGAGGCAACAGTTTCAATCGAAGAAAATACAGTTTCTTCAAAACTGGAAATTGAAATTGACAAGATCAGAATTCCTATCGTCGATAGGCAGATTGAAGTCTCTTACACTATCCAACAGAAGATGGATGTTAAATCGCTGTATGATATTGAGCTCGAATCAATCATTCTCGATCTGATTGGATCACAGATTGCTCTTGATCTGGATAGTTTTATCCTTAAGTCACTAACCGGTGTTGTTTATAAACCATCCTTGGTCCCAGCATCACATATTCAGTCTTTCAGGAAAAATCCTCCTGCTGGTTATGATTGGGGTCCAAAGAGCTGGCACGAGAATATCGTGACAAACATCAACGAAATCGCAGCACAAATTTCTATCGACACTAGACTTGGTGAAGCCAATGTCATCGCTTCAAATACACTGAATGCTGCTCTGCTTCGCGATCTTAACACCTATAGGGTTGATTATGACCGCCAGGGTAAATCAGTAATCGGTTATAAAGCTGCTGAAATTGAAGGCGGAAATATGTCCGTGATCGATAGCCCTGTTCAGGAACTGAACAAAATGTTACTGGTTTATAAACCAGGACCGAATGAAGAACATAAATCAGTTTACTACCTGATTATGCATACACCTGGATTGGTTATTCCGTATCCTAAGGGCTACAAACCATCCTTCAGTGTGCTGACAAGGTATGGTACTGCTTTCATTCATCACAAAGGTTTGGGCGTGCTCGAAATAGACCCATCCGCGTAATACAAGCCCTCCTGTTTGATACAGGTTTGATAAAACATACATTTTTAGACACCTTGGAATTTTTTCCAAGGTGTCTTTTTTTTGTTTTTATTATGCCAAAAATAACGATTAAAAATAATAGTTCTCCTTTTTGTTTTTTTGTTTGAAATGAAGTACATATATTCTAACAAAGAAAACTTTTTCGTGGAGGACTTCGAATGAAACTTAATCACATCAAGGACAAGACTGGAAGGTTTGGGGAATTCGTGTTTGCTGATAAATCTAAATGGAAATTTAATATTAAAAATGCTTCAATGCGAAACTCATATGAAGAAATATTTGATTTCATCAGAGGATCGGCACTCTTGATTCCTAGATACAATGATTTTATGAAAAGCATGACAACTTATTTTGATACTTCGGATTGGGACAATTTTTTCAAAACATTAGAAGAGATTCGCGAATTATCAAAAGAAAGATTGAAAATAATGGATTTAGATATTTCAAGTTATTGCAACCCAGCAAAGAAAACTTCAAAGTCATTATATATAGATAAAGAAATGATGGAAGATCTTTTAGAAACAATAATATCTTTAAAATTAATATCTCCTTTTATTTTTGATAAGAATAATTTTTCGGAATATTGGTATAAAAAATTCATGTATACCGTAACTGGAAAATTATATGATACTGGTTTTGTTGATATTCTCTATAAATTAATAAGACAGATATCTTTTAAGTTTTCTTTATCTGATAAAAATCTTTGGAATTTAGTTTCCATTAAATATGGATATCAAAATGTTGGATACTCTTTAATGATGTTCAATTGCTTTATGCATCAATTTTTAGTAACATATGATTTTGGAGCAAAAAAGAATCCAATGACTTTTATTGTTTCTATTATAAATGAAAGTTTCACATGGCTAATCAGAACAAATATAAACTCTACAATAATTAATGACAGCAATGAAAATTATTTCGAACAATATTTAATGTCCCTAGATATAGATAAAATGATAATGAATGAATCCATGTTTAATAATCATATCCTTTTTGGTTTGAAATATTTATTTGATAAAGAAACTGTTGATAAGATGATTTTAAGATCAACAGAATCAACTGTTTCCCCTATAATGTATACGATTGGAAATCTATTAACTTCAAAAATTACAGGAATTTCTACAAGTTTTTTAAATGAGAGAAAAACACATTATATTATTCTCAATAATATTTTTATTTCACAATTAATATCCAAGTTATATCCAAACGATCCTTTCTTCCAAAAACTCGCACTGCTATTAAGAGTAGTTAAGAATAAGAAAAATAATCTTAGCAAAAATATTAGAAAGAAAACCATTAAAAAACATTATAAAACAATAATGGAAAAAGATGTGAGTTTCTATGGAATTAAAGATAAAAGTATAATAATCAACATATTGAATTATATCATTGAAGATTTGAGACTTCCAAGCGTTTATGATGTTGTTAAAGGATCAGTCGTAACAATACCTGAAGATTGGGTGGAAATAATATTAGATACATTAATTAAATTATTTGATGAGAAGAATGATGAATTTGATAAAATAAGGAAATTTTTCTTATCCATGGTTTCCATGGAACGAAATCTGGATGTTTAAAGGAGGGAGTATATGAGTGAATTTGACAACATTATTAAAAATGTTTTATACATTCCCGGAATTGTTTGCATTGAAGACCATTCTGAAAGTATAACTTTAAAGAAATATCTAAGAGAATATTTTGACACAGATAAAACTAAATATGTTATTCAGCCCCCTAGGATAGTTAATAAAGAAGATGTTATGAAAGGATTAATAAATCCCAAGATTGTGTTTGGGGTAGATGAAGATCTGCATGAATCTAAACACAATATACTAGAAGGATTTTTGGAATATGAAGAACAAAAATAAATATGAACAGAGGAGTTGCGACTCATGGCTGAACAAACAAAATTAAATTTAATGGATTTAGAAAGCTTCTGCGCTCATCTTCCAATAGTCAACGACTCGAAGATTTTTAAAAGTGAAAAACTACAGCAGTTTTCTGATATGGGTCTGTTTAGTCCAATTATTTTTGGAATGAAAGGGAGTGAGAAGTTTAGGTCTGCCTATGCTTGTATAGATTTGAGGGTTAAAGTATTCAATCCTGTTGTATATTCTATCTTAACAAGATTGGATAAGAAAATAGATAGGATAGTGAATGAAGATTTAGGCTTTAATGTTTTGGATGATGGTTCTATTGAGCTATCAGAAAAAGACGCATCACATTATGGGATCATCGGTTTGATAGAATCATTTAATTCCCTGCGTTTCCGCGCAGATACACACGATAGAAAAATATTTGTGGAAATAATAAATAATAGTAGGAAGAAAGTATTCACATCCAAAATACCGATCATACCTCCTGAGAAACGACCAATATATCCGAACAGACAGACCGGGGAATTTATGCCGGACGAACTTAATGAACATTATATAAAGGTTATTAAGATATGTAGATCAATTCCATCCAATCTGGATGGTTTTGATGAACTGACAAGATCTACGTTCGTTTCTAAGATACAATTGGCATATAATACATTATATGAGTTTGTTAAATTGAAGCTTGGAAAGAAGGCAGGATATTATAGATCTAATCTTTTGGGAAAAAGAGTGGACCACAGTGGGCGTGGAGTAATTGTCGGAGATCCAAATATACCCCCGAATAAAATTGGAATTACCATGAGAATTGCCGTCAGGATATTTGAACCATTCATTCTACATAACTTGTTACAACAGGAAAAAGAGTATTATGATTTATTTTCAGAAATGTATCCAAAGGAAGATTACATTGAAAAGTGTAAAAAGATTCTAAAAGATATAAGTCAGAGTATGATCAAAGTTGAACATCCGATATATACCGAAATTAAGAAGATTACTATTCGTGTTTCTAAAGATAGGGTTGTTTGTGCAAAACGTGATCCGGCTTTGCAGCGTGATAGTTGGAGGGCATTCGAACCGATAATAGTTGATGGAAATATCATACGTATAAATCATGCCAGTTGTGAAGGATTTGGTGCAGACTTTGATGGCGATACAATGGCAATATATTCTTTAATGACAGATGAAGCCACTGAAGAAGCCAGAAGATTGATGATGACAATGGAATCTCATAAAGGAATGAATCAGCCAACTCTCGATCTTAAAAAAGATATTTTTCAGGGAATATACATTATGACACGTGATTATCCAATCAAAGAAACGTATACTGGCAGCATCATAGATGTAGATAATATGTTGAAAAATATAGAAAAAGGAATAGAGATAAAAGGAACTGTGATGACAGTTGGCAAATATTTATTTAATAGTGCATTTAAAGAATATGCTGATGACAAAGGATATATTTTAGAAACAGTAACTAGCAAATCATTCAGCAAATTAATCAGAAAACTTCTAGCATATTATAAAGAAAAATTACATGAAGTCATACAAAGATTACAAGAAATGGCATATAAAATTATTACAATATATCCAAGAAGTATTATACTTGATGATCTCCTGATAGCAGAAGATAAAGAAATTATTAAATTGAGGGAAATATTTAAAAAGACTGATGATCTAATAGAAAAAACAAACTTAGTAAGTCAAATGGGGGCAGTGATATTAGATAGATTGAAGAAGACGGATTCGGCTTTATATGATTCTATTATATCCGGTGCATCGGGTAAGATGTCACAGATAACTCAGATGTTGGGTGTTAAAGGTTTGATATCTGATGCGAACAATAACTTGACAATTTCTATATCATCATCATTTGTTGATGGACTCAAACCATCTGAATATTTTGAGTCTGGTAGTGGAGCGAGAAAAGGTCTTGCTGATAGAACGCTGAAGACAGCAGACACTGGATATCTAACAAGAAAGCTTGTTTATGCACTTAGTTGTTGTAAATTGTCTGAAGATATTCATGATTGTAAAACAACAAGAACATTCAATATACCAAATGATTCGGATATAGCTGGAAGAGTTGTGGGACGAAATGTATTGGAAGGTGATACACTTATTGAGTTAACGCCTGCCAATGTAAATAAATTTAAAATTTTGAAATTGAGATCACCTATATTTTGTAAGTCGAGAGAAATATGTCACACGTGTTATGGGAAACTTAGAGAAATAATTAAGACCCGCAACATTGGGGTATTGTCAGGCGAATCAGTAGGAGAACGTGGAACCCAGCTTGTTATGAGGACATTCCATACTGGTGGTATTGTATCTGTTCAAATATTTGATGTTATAGATGCATTTTTGAAAAATCAAACATGGTTGGATAAATCGGAGTTGTCAAAGTGGCTCATTCAAAATCAACAAAACCTTATTTCAGTACAGCCAATTAAAATAGAAATTTTATTAGACACAATTCAAAAAAGCTCCATTTATGAAACACAAGAAGGGAATTTAATTATTCCAAGTTTGGCAATGGTTATAACACATCCAACTAAAGGAAGAATACTTCTCGAGGCTGATACTGGTGTAACATTGTTGAAAGATTATTTTGTCTTTGTGGATAAACATAAAATAGTGATGGAAACTAAACCAAACACGCCATTTATGATTATTGCAGATCAGGATGATAACTTCTCATTAATTATAGATCAGTTAGTTTCATACCTAGATAAAAAGGAAAGTGTCAGAAATATTCTCTCAGTATTCAATAGAATATGGGAAAAATATAAAGATGTTTCTACTTTAGATCTGGTCCATGTCGAAGTGCTATTATCACAAATTCTCAGAGATAAAGATAATAATAGACTATTGGCAAGATTGACAAAAGAATGGAATCCATATAAAGTTGGAGTAAAATCTATACCATATTTAGATAACTGGAAACTGGGTCTTATGTTTGAAGATGTTCAGAATGCTGTACAGCAGGCTTTAATAACCTCCCATTATCAAGATACCGAGGGAGTTGTTCAAATGGATAGTTCCATATTAGAAATGTTGTATTAAGGAGATAAGATGTCTGAAAAATTAGTATTGCAAGAAGCCAAACGTCCTAGTCAGTTTATGTTGTTTACGACTGCTGACAAACGACTTTTCATAACAGCCAAAGATAAAGTTGCGTTGGTTTATTTTTCAGAAAACAATAAACCATTATTAGATCTTTATCCAAAAATGAATATACCTATTGCTTATATACGTAATATTTTAATTCCGAGATTTATTTATAAATTTATTAGAATGGTTCCTAAGGGGAGTCAATTACAAGCAATAAGAACAGCATATAAACTGATGCCGTTTATGAAAGAAGATAAAATTCTGGATGTGGGTAGGCCGTTTTATTTTGACTTCAACCCCTTGATAAGTACTATACATAATAAATTTACAAACTTGAGACAGAACGTGCCATTTGTAATGTTGTCAAACATTTTAAATAATTATATAAAAGAATTCAATGCAAAAGGTTATAAGACGATTGTGATGTATCATGTAAATACAAGACAGGCGTTTGATAAAAATATATTCAAAAGGAAAATATTTCCATTTCTCAAACAAATACAGCTTGGTTCTAATTATTTTGATGAAATGTTTTTACTGAATGAAAATTTGGATTCTGTTACGTATCGTTTATTATATAGAAAGAATGATGAAAGATTTAGTATGTCTAAACTTTTTTCATTCTTAAAGATAATGAAATTTGATGTTCCTGAAAATACATCAGAGGAAATGACAAAAGAACTTCCCGATGAAAAAGATTCTGAGATTACACCAACCACAGATAATGTTGTTGTGACTCCACCATCTGTATCAGAAACTGATGGAAATATGTTAAAAAATAATAAAAAATTCAGAGAAGAGAAAGATACAATAGATGACGAATCAATTAAGGAAGTCGTGCGATCAAATATAACAAGTGGAAAAACCAAGGAATTACAAAAAGAAATAAAAACAGATGATGATATTGCTGTAGAATTGCTCAAACACACATTAAACACCCCAGAAGAAATTGCTAAGAAAGCTGTGACGAAGCATGGTCCGAAAGCAGTTATTGAAAAAACAAAAGAATTTATGCTCCCATCTTTTGATATACAGAATAGATCGAAACATCCTTTGACAAAGAATGTAGATTTAAAAAAGATACACAATAACCAACTTCTCAATAATGTTATGGTAAAAAGAATAAATGAGGTAACGCAGCTACAGGATGAGTATGTTGAGGAAATATTGGGTTCATATAAAGATAAAGATATTCCAGTTAAACTACTTGGGGTGACAAAAGAGATTGTCCAGAGTAGTTCAACAGAAATATTTAAAAGTGTGTTCATACAATATAATGCCAAAATGAAATTAGCAAATGGACAGATACAAAATATTAGATTCAAGGTTCCGGCTATTATAGAAAATAATTATATCTATATTAATGGAATGAAAAAAGTTTTAATAAATCAATTAATAGCAAATCCAATTTACTTCCCAAAACCATATTTAGCATATGTGCATTCTATATATGCTACAATAAGATTGGAATATAAAGCTTTTAAAGAACCATATTTTAGTTTATTTTGTTCTGGTTTGAAGATGCCATTTATGATTGGTTTTTTGGCCGCATTCGGAGAGGAAGGTTTATATTCGTCATTTGGAATAAAAATCGTAAGAGGTGATGTCGTAGATCAGGATAAAATTTCCGTAAATTTAAAAACTAAAGATTCTAAGATATCCGTAGTTTTTGAAAATAAAGAATGGGAAATTCTGAAAAATGACTTTATTAGAGTTGCAAAATATACAATAAAGTTCATGGATGGGAAATATATTTGGAATAATGTAATTTCTGCGATGACCGGGAGCAAAAATGCCAAATATAATGTACAAACAGTTCATGCTAATATTATTGATAAACAGACAAAAGAAATTCTTTTATCTAATAATGAACCAACAAATATAATTGATATTTATAAATTTATTATACCTAAATTGATGGAGGGATATTTTCAGGCTAGAAATGATATAAGCAAGATGAGAGTTAGGAGTACTGAAATTATTCCTATGGCTATAAAACAGGTTTTTGATTTGGCATATTCTCGTTATAATGGTGAAACTAAACTTAGAAATAAAGCTGTCAAGCTCGAAATAGATCAAAATAGAATTATGTCTGATATATTAACATCCGCATTGACACAGACTGCTGAGTATGTCAATCCACTGGAACAAATTTCCACGATCACCCGTGTCACATATCGTGGTGTTGGTGGCATAGATGCAAAAGCAGAATTGCTAGAAATGCGCGGTGTCCATCCGGAATATTTTGGAAACATAGATCCAATAGATACACCACAATCATCTGCAATTGGCATGGTTCAGAATTTAACGAATGGTGCAAACTTCAGGACTAAATATGGGCATCTTGTTTCTAAAAAAATAGATGATAATCTTAAAACTGGAATGCTTAGCCCAACCACATCATTGATACCATTTATTGAAAACAATGAACCGACTAGAATGATCATGGCATCCAACCAAATGAAGCAATCGCTTCCAATTATATACAATGAAGTTCCTGCTGTTCAAACTGGTTATGAATCTTTTATAGCAAATTATTGTTCAGGAGAATTTATAGTTACGGCAGAAGGTTCGGGAAAGGTTATAGAAGTTTCAGATAATAAGATAAAGATACAATATAAAACAGGTGAAATAGATGAGGTGGATGTTGGAAGAGTTGTTTTGAGAAGTGGTCAGAGTTATCATAGCATTAGTGAATTGAAATCTGAAGTTCAGACTGGTGATGTTGTGAAAGCTGGACAGGTATTAGCATCGAACCATTTATTTAAGAATGGTCAGTTGGCACTTGGAAGAAATCTACTATGTGCGTTTATGCAATGGAAGGGTGCCAATTTCGAAGACGGAATAATAATACGAAAAGGGCTGGCCGAAGAACAAGCATTGACCAGCAGGCATTCAATGGTATATGAAATATTTCTTTCCCAGAAGGATGAGCTCATTGATTATAATATTGAAATGGATGGAAAGATAGATGATAGACATATTCTTGTAGAATTTGTACCAGAAAATATTGTTCCACTATTGGGCGAAATGGACGAATATGGCGATTTGGATATAACTACAGAGAAAACAATAACCTTGAAATCCACTAAAGGAATCATATATTCTGTTGAAGTTTTTTGCAACCATAAATCACTCAATCCGACAATGACAAAGTTGGTTAATAAATTTGGGAATCCAAAGCGAGTCGGGCAATATACTATTCGTGGTGAGAAAATTGATGGTACAATGATTAAGGTATATGTTGAAACAGAAAAAGATATAAAAGACGGTGATAAACTTTCTAATAGATATGGTAACAAAGGTGTTATAACTTTAATGGAAGATGATGATAAGATGCCTGTAACTCCATGGGGTGATAAAATTGATATTATTTTAAATCCTTTTGGAATCTATGGGCGTATTAACATGGGTCAGGTGTTCGAACTTTACTGTGGTCTAATTTCTAAAAGAATAGCTGATGAGTCCAGGAATTTAACCAAGATTGCATTCACCAAATTGATGGTGAGAATTATGACACAGTTGGACAATACTGCTGACAAAAAAATAAAGAAGGAAGTTATAAATTCACTTATGAAGATGTCTGAGAAAGACTTTCAGGTATTGAGAAATGAGAAGTTCTTTCCAATAATTGTACCTCCATTTGATGCACCTAAAACTAAACACATTATGGAAGTTATAAAAATATTAGGATTAAAAACTAAATATAAACTACATCTTCCTGAATATAATATGAAAACGAAAGATGGAGTTCCAGTTGGTTATATGTTTATTCAGAAATTGGAACATATGGCTGAGAAGAAACTTTCCGTTAGATCGGTTGGTGCATATTCACAAAAAACTAAACAACCATCAGCGGCCTCCAAGGAAAGAGGTCAGATGGTTGGAGAAATGGATAGTTGGGTATTATCAGCGTATGGAGCGGAAAAGATCATAAAAGAATTATTTGGCCCTGCGAGTGATGATATGGCTCTTAAAAGAAAAATGATGACTGACATTTTGATGAATGGCCATGCCAATCTTCCAGATCAAAGAAAAATAAACCCAGCACTAGAATTGACCGAAGATTATATGATAATAATTGGTTTGGAAGAAACTAGTGTTTTATAATTTTAACGACAAAAAAATGGGTGATTAATTTCACCCATTTTTTATTTTAGTAAATCCTTTTAGACGAATATTTTTTTGATAGCGTTTGTCATTTTTATCAAAATTATATCCTTCATTCCGCATTCGCAGATTTGTTCTATTAAAGCATAAAGTCCCCCATCACTGAATTCCCCATTTTCTTCCCTCACATTCATTCTTACGCTCGGCACTGCCGATCTCCCCAATTTTAAAATTTTATTGCATTTCTTGCAATTAGTATTGCCTAAAAATATACTCAATGCGGCATACTGCTGTTTGGTTAAACAATACATTGTTCACCTCAATAATTTTAGTATGACCTCTCTCAATGGTGTTTCTCAATAGAATTTCTTTTTTTTAATTTAAAATTTTGTTTGAATTCCTTAAACCGTTAACTTTCTTTTTTTTAAATTATTTTCGAAATATGGATATTGGATTTTTGTAGTTAGATTATTTCTATTTGACTAGTACGAAGAATAATATCCCGAGATATCCATAAAGCTAGTTATTGCGTTATATACGCCTCCTTGATAATATTATTTTGTTATTTATGTGTCCAAGCTTTTGTTAATACAATAACTAAAGCATAATTTTTTTATCCACGAAAAAAGGGGCCGTGCCCCTTTAAAACGTTATAGTCGAAGCGATCCGATTCTTGCACCCTTAATAAGATCGGCTTCCTCATTCATAGCTTCTCTGATCCCTTTCAGGATCGTGCGGAGAACTTTACACTGCTCTTGATTTTCTCCACTAATGGATATACCGCTTTCAATTCTTTTCTTAATTTCTTCCTTATCCCAGATTGCATGAACCCTTTCTGGGTTATCTGTTGGGATAAATTTTGTGTATACCAACTGACCCTGAAACAGATCTTCTAATGCGATCGATTCGTTTCTGCTCATCGTTTTGATAAACGGTGAGCCGGTACATGCCACTCTGTAGTGGCCCTCATTCCCATATATGGCCACAGTCATCTTAGAACTTTTGCGCTCCATCAATAGAGCTGTCCCTTTCAGTAATTTCCCCATCCCGACAAACGGCATGCTAGCCACTGTCAGTGGGAACATTGCTACGTTCACTGCTGCCTGTCCCATCGTGCTCCTGTTCATGTTACCCTCCTTCGTATTCTGTTCTGGCCAGTTTGTATACAGTTTTTCTGACCCTTGCTCTGCATTTGTCCATTGGCACTGTGTGCCATTTTTCAATGAGCCCATTCCATTTTCCATCAGCTGTCTCACCAAATAGAAAATTTCCAAACCATTCTTTGAATCTCCTGCCTGTTTGTTTTGTCCTCCTCCAAGGACCGGGAAATTGATTATTAAATTTTCTCA